TTGGAACACAAGACAGATATGGCAACAATGAAAGCATGCGTTCAGAAGGAGCGCAGGGACGGGTTCTTCCCGGTGTACATCAGAGTGACACACAACAGAACCACGCAGTATATTAAGACTGACAAAATGGTAACCCGAAAGGAGCTTACCAAGAGTAAGGAAATCAAAGACCCATTTGTGCTGCAATACTGCACGCAGCGCATACTGGCCTACAACACGATGCTGAATGGCACAGACACGTCCAATTGGACATCAAAGGAGATTGTGAAGTTCTTGCAGAACAACAACCATGACATCTGTTTCAGCGATTATGCACGCAAGCATATCGACCGCATGATAGACCGTGGTCAGGAGCGCAACTCCAAGAACTACATTTTAGCGGTGCAGCATCTTGAACGTTTTGCAGGAACGAGCAAGGTGATGTTCTCGCACCTCACATCGGCGTTTGTGAACCGCTGGATAAAGAGCCTTGAACAGACAAAGAGGGCAAAGGAAATGTACCCAATCTGCATAAGGCAGGTGTATAGGGCGGCAATCATGGAGTTCAACGACTACGACACTGGCATCATACGCATCAAGACCAACCCTTGGGTGAAAGTGCAGATACCAAAGGCCGACCGCCCGGAAAAGCTCGCCATCAGCGCAGAGGAGTGCCGCGCATTCTTCGTAGCTCCAATCCCGGACAGCAAGATGAAAGAGCCGCTGGCGGAACTGGGGCGCGATGTGGCGATGATGATTTTGTGTCTTGGAGGCATCAACACTGTTGACCTGTACAATCTCAAACGAGCCGACTACCACGGAGGCATCATTCACTACCGAAGAGCGAAGACACGCAACTCGCGCGCCGACGGAGCATATATGGAGATGCGAGTTCCGCCTATCCTCGAGCCAGTCGTCGAGAAGTATCTCGACAGGGACGAGCATACGGACTGGCTTTTCAATTTCCATGTCCGCCACACATCCTCTGACAGCTTCGGGGCAAACGTGAACGGAGGCATCCGACAAGTGTGCGAGTCGATGCACATTCCAAGAGAGCAATGGTATTGTGGATATACGTTCCGCCACACATGGGGAACGGTGGCACAGAATGATGTACACGCCACAATAGACGAAGTGGCTTTCGGCATGAACCACAGCAGCGGCCACAAAGTGACGCGAGGCTACATCAAGATTGACTTTACCCCGGCATGGGAACTGAACGAGAAGGTTGTTGACTTTATCTTCTTCTCGGACAAGCCCTCTACTCGCAACGAGCATGCGGATGATGAAGAGCAGCACTTTCGTCTGTCCTACCGATATATGGTGGACGCAGCAGCCTATTACCAAGGCCGCAAAGTCGCCTCGCTCACTGATGTCGGGTTCAACAACGTTGACGAGGTTATTGCCCGGCTGGTCACGATGTTGCCCGATGACATTCCCATGCGCGCAATGGTGATGTTCAAGATTGTGAATATGGACAAGGACCAGACTGTGGTTTACCAACGGCAGAAGGGCAAAGGCTTTGAATAAAATTTTAATCGCCGACAAAGGTACGATGTTTTTCGTCCTTGTCGGCTTTTATCTTTTTACAAAGTCCATTCTTTTTCTCTTTCAAAAAAATCGAACTCTCACATACGCGCGTACGCGCACGCAGGAGTAGAAGAAGTAAATATATTATTTACTTTTCTTTATATAAAGGACTCGGAAGAAATGCCTATTTATTCGGAGTAAATCTGAGGAAATGCCCATTTATTCCGAGTAAAGCCTTATTTCTTCCGAAGAAATAGTTATTTCCTCCGAAGAAATACATATTTATTCGAAGAAAAAACGTGCCTAAAAATGACTGTTTTCGACACAAAAGAGGTGCTTTTCATGCGTTTTTGAAAAGTAAAAATCATTTCCTCCGAAGAAATCCGAGGAAATGCCCATTTATTCCGAGTAAAGCCTTATTTCTTCCGAAGAAATAGTTATTTCCTCCGAAGAAATACATATTTATTCCGAAGAAATGCGCATTTACGTGTAAGAAAAAAGCGGCATTTCAGCCGCTTTTGCTCTAAAATAGAGTGATTTAGATTTTGAGGTGTACACTGTGCATTTCGTTCGGAAATGATGAAAATTTCCGTGCGCTGCTTGCTGATTTTCCGTGCTGCTTTTGCTGTTATCCGTGCGAGGAGAACTATTTGCCGTCTTCGCCACCAGAAAGGGCAAGCAGCTTGTCCTCGATGGTGCGTGTCACCTCTCGCTTGTCATCGAGTGTCGTTGCCTGGAGTTTCGGCACAACGTATGATGCGAGCTTCTCGAAAGCCGTCACACGGTCTTTGGGTTCCAACTCGCCGATGTCCTGCAAGAACTGGTCGGACTCGTAGTAGCCGTTGACGGCATCGGATATAGCCTTTCTGACGGCTGTTGTGATTTTGTTGGGAGTGCCTTCCTTTCGCCCTCCTGTCTTCATTCCTTTTGCCATATTGATTTGAATATACGATTAAACTTGTGTTGTATGGTTCGTGTGTAAAAACATAAACTTGAAGTGCAAAGGTAATGCGTTAGCTTTGCCACATTATTATATGTTTAAACGAATAAACACGAAAGAATATGGGATTAATAGGTAGTGCAATAGGTGCTGCTGGCAGCATCTTCGGAGGCATCAGTGCAAGCAAGGCATTCAGAAAGATGAAGAAGAATGTCGAGGCACAGCGCAAGAGCAATCAAGACTGGTACGACCGCCGCTACAATGAGGACGCAACGCAGAGGGCTGATGCCCAACGGCTGCTAACCATGACAGAGGAGAACATAAAGAAGCGCAACCAACAGGCGGCAGGAAGCGCAGCCGTTATGGGTGGCACTGACGAGAGCGTAGCAGCGGCAAAGGAAGCCAATAACCAAGCCTTGTCGCAGACCATGGGCAACATCAACGCTTCGGCTGATGCTCGCAAGGATAACATAGAGCAGACCTATAGGCAGAAAGATGACGAGTATGTTAACCAACTCAACCAACTGGAGCAGGGAAAGGCAAATGCCATTGCAGGAGCCGTGCAGGGTGTAGCAAATGCAGCATCTTCCATGTCATTCTAAAACACTTGGACCATGGCAACAACATTAGAACAGATTTTGACGCCAGAAGGCGGAAGCGGACGACCTAAGACAGCAGCTACACCATTCGACTCCTCGTTGGGAGGTGCTGCCACTCCTCAACCTGCGCAACCTCAAAGCGGTGGGACGGCTACGCAACCGAACGAAGCGGTAACGCAACCAAGTACTATGGCAGGACAACCAAATGGCGGTAATCCTGCCACTACTCCAGCTTCACCACAGTCAAGCACACCACAAGCTCCATACTGGGACTGGTCAACTGGCAAGATGGTGGAGAGGGAGCAGCCGCAGAACGTTACCGTTCCGTATGAGCCGGGCAAGGAGCCGACGGTAAGTTCTTCGACACAGACAGATGCAGGGGTCGACAATGCCGGGCAGAAGCCAGCACGACTGAGTTACACGCAGATGTACCAACAGTTAAATCCATTCAAGCCGCCAACGGAGGAGGAACTGGAAAAGGAACGCAAGAAGCAGAAACGTGAGCAGATATTCGCGGCCATAGGCGACGGCATCAGTTCGCTTGCCAACCTCTTCTTTACCACCAAGGGCGCACCGAATATGTACACTGGTCAGAACACCCAGTCGAAGCAGGTAAAAGACCGTTGGGAGAAGTTGAAGGCCGACCGTGACGCTCACATGAAAGAGTACATGGACGGACTGATGAAGGCGCAAGCCCTTGACGATGACAAGGACGACAAGGACAGAACCTACATGGAGAAGCTGACCAACAACTACCGCAACTATCTCTTGAAGAAAGCCGCTGACGACCGTGCTGCTGCTCTCCACGACCTTGACAAGCAATTGCAACAAGGCAAGATTGATGAGCAGACACATAAGGCGAAGAAAGCCGAGGTGGAAGCCAAGTATGCAGCCGAACTGCAACAGAGCCAGATTGACAAAAACAAAGCTGCTGCAGGTGCATCAAAAGCGTCGGCAACTGCAAGTTACGCAGCGGCTGGCAAGTCAAATGCAGAAGCGAACAAAATTCGTGAAGATGCCAAAGGCAGATTTCCGTGGAAAGACAGCAAGGGCAACATCCATTATGCCAAGACCGAAGCGGAACAAAGGGCAAATGCTAAGTCTAACGGGACATGGGTTGAAGACACCACTACAGAAACGGCAACCTCTACATCGACATCTGGCAGCAAGACACGTCCAAAGACAACCTCAAGGACAACAACAACTAAAAAGGCCAATGGCGGTCATGCAGACATCAGCAAGAAGAAGCCCAACCCAATGGGTGGCGGTGGAAGTGGCAAGAAGAAAAATCCAATGAGCTAAACATTTTATTCACATGGACGATAACAAAAAGAAACTATACGATGCCCTGTCTAAAGATTACGACATGGGTACATACGAGCAGTTCTGCAAGGACATACAGGACTCTGGTAAGCGTAAACGATTGTATGACGCTACGAGCAAAGACTATGACTATGGCTCTTTTGACAGTTTCAACAAACAGCTTGGCTTTGTTGCTACTGCCAAACCTGCTGTACCTGCCAACAGTCAGTCGAAACCGTCTGCACCACAGAAGCCTGTACAGAAGCCAACGGCGGCGACACGACCTGCACAGAAACCTCGTCAGACTGGCACACCGCTGACGGAGGCTGACAAGCAGAAGATGCTGGGCGAAACGAGCCAGATGCTTGCACAGACACAAGCCGGGCTTCAGCGCACTAAGAACCGCATGGACTATATGAGTGCCAACACCGGGCTGCAAGTGCCAAAGGTGAAACTCGGAGAGAAAGGCGGCGGCATAAAGCTCGGGCAGAACAACAAGGTGGTGAGTAGGAAGAAGCTCAATCCCGAAACTGGCAAGGAAGAGCAGACTTTCATCACGGAGAGCGGCAACGAGTTTGACAACCGTGCAGAAGCCGACTTGGAGCAGAACAGTGTGGACGATGCACGCTATCAACTGGAGCACCGTGAGGATTGGCTGCGTCAGCAGCGCAGGGTGTTGGCTGCAAGGCTTGCCAAGCGTGGTGAGGAACTGGATGCGGAAGCTGTTAACTTTTCGTGGCGAGATATGCCGAGAGGTTCGGGCGGTGCGATACACACCTACAACTCCTCGACTGTGAATGGAAGATTTGCAGACACGCAGTACAAGAATATTCTTGCCCAAATCAAGAAGATAGACGACACGCTTGACACGCTCGAAGAAGCGAGAAAAGGCATTGCAAGTGACAAGTGGATAGACGACTCGTCTTCTTGGGCTGCAAAGAAAGGGAAGCAGTTGCTTGCCTTTGGTGCAGGAGCATGGCGCGGACTGGCTCATGCCGTGGGCAAGGTGAGTACATGGGACTTGGGGCTGACCGACATCAACACCAATGGCAGTGTGCTTGACGCAGCCAAAAATGCCGACCGGGTAGGCTTTGACAACATCAGCCAAGACGAGAGGGACTTGCTCAACCTTACTGCCATATCTAATGAGGTGCAGTCGGAGAACGCTGACCACATAGGCCGTGGCTATAAGGCTGGTGAAGTGACAGGCGAGAGTTTACCGTTTATGTTGGAGATGATACTCAACCCTGCATCGGGACTTGGCGAGGCTGCTGTAAAGAGAATGACGCAGGAAGCTATCAAGCGTTTCGGTAAGGATGCAGTGAAGAAAGCCGCTAAAAAGTATCTGGCAGCAAAGATTGGCACTCGTCTGATTGGCGATGCCGCAGGTTCGGCAGTCATGGCAGGAACCTCGGGACTTGGTCATGTGACGGCAGACACACTGAACCGTCTGACTGGCGATGTTCAGTTCAAGCAGGACGAAACCGGGCATATCGTGTATGGCGGCAGAGAAGGAGCAGAGGACAGTGTGGCAAAGGCTTTTCTCAAGGCATTTGGCGCACAGACCATAGAGAACCACTCGGAAATGGTGGGCGAATACTTTGCCCCATTGCTCGGCAAGGCATCGAAAGTAGTCAGAAAAGGCATGGACAAGGTGGGGCTTGGCAGTGTGAACCGCTTTATTGACAACGTGGGTGCCACCAACTTTGCCAAGATGATAGGCGATTTTGAGAAGCACTCCAAATGGAACGGCACAATCGGCGAGTATGCCGAGGAGGTTGTGGGCAATATTGAGAATGCCATGCTTGTTGGTGACAACACGCTCGACACAGCCAAGAATACAGGTGTATTCAACCTTGACCAGAACATTGACACATTCCTCGGCGTGTCGCTCATGGGCGGCTTCCTGTCTGGTGCCAAGACACTCTCCTACCGTGGCCCGAAGCGACAGGCCATGAATGAAATGAGTGAGGCTGGCAAAGCCATTGACCATGCCATAGGCGGCGACATACATTGGATGGAGAAATGGGGCGGTTGGCGTAACACATTCCTTGTTGGCACTGACGAGGAGAAGACGGCAGCACTGCGTGAGGTAATGGACAATACTGACCTGCCTATAGGCTTCCGTATGGGTGTGCTGAACTTTGTGAAGGCAGCACAGAAATACGAGGGACTGACCCGTGCGCAGGAAAGCAAGTTGCAGAACGGTGAGCAAGACCCGGTGGCGGCAGGTTATGACGAGAGTTATGACCGTGGATACGACACGACTGAGCCAGAAGCCATGAACGATGCCAAGAACCTGCTTGACATGAAGCGTGGGCAACTGGCACAGCAGTTGGGCATAGAGAACGCTGACGAGGTGGATGACTACATTGGCGACCCGCTGCACTACATTGACGAGCAGCGTAGACTGGGCAACACGGCAGGACTCCAGACGGTGATAGACTATGCCAACGCCAAGTCGGCATACGAGGGAATGTTGGAGCGTGTGCGTGACGACATTGACAGCCGTGTGGAAGAAAGCGATCATACCGTTGACAGCCATGTGAACCGCACCGACGGCATGATACACCCTGCTACGCTGAAAGAGCAGAATGAGGACGGCACAGACAAAAATGTGTACATCGTCAGTGGTAACGTGGTGATGACGGACGACGGCAGCGGTGTTGACACTGAGAAATCGGACGATACCATTGTAATACGTGATGCTCAGACTGGCGAGATGCAGCAGGTAGCTCCTGACGCTATCTTCCACGTTGATGATGCCATTGACCCAGAAGAGGAGAAAGCCACGGCAGCGGAGGCAATACGGCAAGAAATGGCACAGCAAGCCGCAAACAATGTGGACGGCACACTGCCATTTGCCTTTGGCGACAGCTATACGCTGACCGCCCCAGACGGAAGCCAGCAAAGCATAGCCATTGTCGCCAATGAGCAGGGAGTTGTGGACAACGGCGACGGAACCGTGAACGTGACTGTTGACGGCCAGACTGTCGCGCCTATGAGCAAGGAGGAGATACAGCAGGGTGTCAACGCTACAAACATGGAACGCACGGCACAAGCCGAGCAAGAACGCCTTGCGCAGCAAGCCGAGACAGAGCAGCAGCGACAAGCAGCCGAAGCCGAAGCAAGTCGTCCTCAGTATGGTGTGAACGACATCTTTACTGTTACCGATGAAAATGGTATGCCCATTCGTGGCAATGTGCAGGGCATAACAGGGGACGGAGTGGAGATATACACCGAAGCACCACTAAATGGCAAGCGCGTGCAGATGGTGCCAGTCGAAGAGTTTGAGGGCATGGTGGACAGCATCAGCGATGCTAACGGCAACCAGATTTGGGCAAGAGAGGCAGTAGAGCAGCCGACAGGCGACCATATTGTTGACATCAATAATATGGTTGAGGATGTTGAAGCTGGCGAGAATAAGCCTTCCGAAGCCTCAATCAGCCCTACTACGCCTTTGACGGAAGAGGGTGCAACGGCTGAGGGTGAAGCACCCTTAACAGATGAGGCTGCGCCAACCGAGCATCAGCCGTCGGCACTGGAGCGTGTTCCCAAGAACGAGAAAGGCGAGCCAATATATGAGCAGACAGACCCTGCAACGGCATGGGACGCTATCGTTGAGCAGACTGGCGGCAATGAGCAAATGGCAAAGACTGTTGCCGACTCAATGGTTGCCGACAAGGAGACAGCACTGAAAAAGGCGGAGAAAGCCAAGGCGAAGCAGGGCGGCACCATAGCCGAGAAGATTGCAGCCGAGCAGGAACGACAAGCAGCCATTGACAATGCTAAGGCTGAGTTGAAGCATTGGCAGAGCATTTCCATAACACAGCAGAGCCGTCGAGCAGATGCCGAGCGTGTCAAGTCTGAGGAAGCTCGTAAAGCAGCAGAAGCGAGAGCCGAGGAAGAAGCAAAGGTCAAGGCAGAACGTGAGGAAGCGGAGCGCAAAGAGCGTGAAGCCATAAATGGTGTACCCGACTGGGTGGACGATACTCCGCAAGATGCCCGAGCAAGAGGTTTCCGCAGAAGCAACGGCGGCAAGTTTGACCGCCAGCAGCCGTTGGTGGACAGTGAATATAAGCCTTCTGAAGCCTATCTGGGCCTTTCTACGCCTTTGGGTGAGGAGGGTGAAGCAGGTGTCAAGACTGCGCCCATTGCAGTGGGTAAAGAGGTAGAGGTGAAATTTACCGACAAGGTGAAGCAGAAAGGTCGTGTGGCTGTTGTGGAAGCAGCGGTCATGCAGCCGAGCCACTATAATGGTCAGCCCAACGTACTGCACTTCATACCCGAGGCGCAGCCGAAGAAGCGCACCGACGATGCGAGCGTGGCTTCATCGGAGGACATCGCAGCCACCATGAACCCCGAGGAGATAACATCGAGCGTCACCGCCTATACTGGTGCTCCGACTCTGAACGCACGTGGCGAGACGATACAGGGCAACAACCGCACGGCAGCATTGAAGCGTATGTGGGAGAGCCATGCCGACCAAGCCGCAAAGTACAAGCAGTACCTAATGGACCATGCCGGGGAGTTCGGCCTTAACGCTGATGACATAGCACAGATAAAGCAGCCTGTATTGGCCAACATTGTAGATGTGGACGATGCAAAGGCTATCGAACTTGGGCAGTATGATGTGAAAGACACTGAGAGCGGCGGCACAGAGCGCATCAAGGCTAAAAATGCCGTAGTGAAAATGGGAACCGACATGAAGCACTTTGCAAGTGTGCTACTCTCTTCATCGGACGATGAGGCAAGTTTCTCGCAGCTCGTTGACAAGAACGGCGACACCGTACTGAAATGGATGAACCAAAAGGGCTACATCACCCCTACCCAGTACAAGAGCGCGTTTGACAGCAAAGGCAACCTTACTGCAGAAGCAGCCAACGACTTGAAGGGCATCATGTACCAAAGCATATTCCAAAACGGCAACAAGCGGTTGGAAGAGGTATTCAATACTCTGCCAGCCAAGGCGCAGCGTGCCCTACTCGCCACGATGTACCGCGACTATGACAGTCCGGCGGCGGAGCGCATGGTGCCAGAGGTGCAGGCAAGCATCATGGCTTACAACGAGCTTATGCAGAACGACAGCTTTGCTGGTGCGAAGAATATGAAGGAGGCACAGATGGCCGTTATGATGTGGCAGCGTCAGTATCAGTTTGACGATGCCACGGGCGAGTCGTACCTTCCTACGGAAAAATACAGTAACTTTGCATTGCAGCTTGCCGCCATGTACCGGGTACAGACACAGAGCCTTATCCAAGGCACGTTCAACCAGATGTTTGACCTCATACAGGGTACGCAGGAAGCAAACCTTTTCAATCAAGACACATTAGACAACACGCCTCGCACGCTCGTAGAAGCGATAAAGGAGGCATTAAACATCGACTACAATGGACAACAAAGAAACAATGTACTGGCTGGCAATAGTGCAGCAAGCCAACAGAGGAAACAAAGAAGCCGAGGAGATGCTTCGGCAGACGGACGAGGCGAGAGCGGAAGCAGGACTGCCGAGCGTGAGGGAGGAACTGAAAGCAATAGTGGACGAAGCGAAAACTCGCAAGGAAATAGAGGACTACAAGAGCAGCGTGATGAGGGAGTTCAAGAAGTACATGTAGGTCTTGGCGAAAAAGAGACTGACGGCTTGCTGTCTCAAATGGAAGCCAACGCCGCAGAAATGCCACAGTTGGAACTCAACCCGTCAAATTGGGTAAGCCAGTTTGGTGAGGAAGGTACAGTGAGAACTCCTATTGGACAAGTAAAGATGGGGGTAAACCAAATTGCGAAGTTGTTTGAAAAAGGACGCAGTGAGCAATTTGGCATGATTAAGCCTACACTTGAAAATCCGCAAGTGATAATAGAAGTTCCGTCAGAGTCGAATGATGGTAATACGGAAAGAAGCAGCTCTTTATTGTTTGTTAAGACATTTGTCGGTAAGGACGGCAAAAAAATATATTATTTCAAGTCTGTAACCGTAAAGAAAGACGGCCTTGAAGTGAGTGTTAGTAGCCATTACGACCGTGTCAAACGTGTTAAGGAAGCATTGAAAAACGGGAAGTTGCTATACCGATTTGACGGTGGCGCACAGACCGAACACCACCCTGCAGATGTTTCTGTGACAACCTCCCATGAAAAAGGGCAGGGATTTTCTTCTGCCGACAAAGTTACAAACAATCATCGAGAGTTACAAACAAATAATGAAAAAAATACTGGGAGAGAAGAAGATAGCCTATCTTCCAAGATAGCAGCCGCCTCCGAGGAGGTGAACACCGAACCCTCCGAAGCACAGAAAAAGGCTGGCAACTACAAGAAAGGCCATGTGCAGGTGGGAACGTTTGACATCACCATTGAGCAGCCCGAGGGCAGCATCCGCCGTGGCACCGATGCCAACGGCAAGCAGTGGGAAAGCAAGATGCACAACACCTACGGCTATTTCCGTGGCACAGAGGGAGTGGACGGCGACCACATAGATGTGTTCCTCTCCCCCGACATTGACGGCTGGAACGGACACAAGGTGTATGTCGTTGACCAGTACAACCCCGACGGCACATTTGACGAGCACAAGGTGATGCTCGGCTTCAACGACATGGACGAGGCGAAGAGCGACTATCTTGCCAACTACGAAAAAGGTTGGGAGAATGGGCGACGGATTGATGTGACTGCAGTGAACCTCGAGGACTTTGAAAAGTGGATTGCAAGCAGCCACAGAAAGACCAAGCCGTTCGGCGAGTATTCGTCGGTGAAGAAAGATACAGATACTACCGTCAAGACTGGAGCCTACACTATAGCCCCAGCACAATACACTACCAAGCGCGGAAAGGTGCTTGATATGCAGCTTGTAAAGTTCGCCAATGAACTCAGCATGGAGCAGCAGCGTGCGGCAGCTGCCATGGCCAAGGAGATGAAAGGCTGGTATGACAGGGCGCAGGGTGGTTTTCTCATGCGCTCGGAGGAGGACGCACGCAAGTTAGCAGAAGCCGTGGCAGAGAATGGCGAGCAGCTTGCCGATGCTGCACCGCTGTCGGTTTCCGACTTGCAGGAGGCTGACGAGAAGCAGAAAGAGATTGGCAAGGCCGTGGAGCAAACCATATCGGACATTGTTGACACGCTTTCGAAAGACAAGGTTGTTGTAGGGACACTGAAAAACAGCCCGAACAATCCTGCATTTGAAAATCTTGTGTATGAAAAGGCACAGGCTATCATTATCGGCGACACAGAGCGCAACCTTTCCAACGGAGTGCTAAAAGCCTTTGACAACAATGAGCTTTACCGCAAGATAGAGAAGCTTGTGCGTGAACGGGTGAACGAGGACATTTTCCAAAAGGCGGAGCGCATAGCCAAGGAGGAAGAGAAAAAGCGTACGGTCAAGAAGCCGAAGAGCAAGGAGAAAGAAAAGCCGAAAAACAGTGGCCAGTTTGGGCTGGTGAGCGATGAACGTATGGAAGAGTTGAAAAAGCGTCTTCGCCAGAAGCTCGGCGGTCAGTTGAACATGGGCATTGACCCAGAGATACTTGCTATCGGCATGGAGTTGGCAGCTGGACACATTGACCGTGGCATAAAGAAATTTGCCGACTTTGCAAAAGTTATGGTTGAGGACATGGGCGATGTAATACGCCCCTATCTCAAAGCCTTCTACAATGGTGCCAGGGATATGCCAGAGGTTGGCGACAATGGCTTGGCAGCAGAAATGACTCCATACGACGAGGTGCGTACCTTTGATGTTGCCAATTTTGACAAGGCTACGCCAGATGCGCTTGCCACTGCGGAACAAGTTGTGGCAGAGCATGAAGCAGAGAAGCAAGCAAAAACAGCCACAAAGAAGCTCAAAGAAAAGCGCAATGAGGCAGCGAAGAAACTGAAAACGTCAAAGCCAGCCAAGGAAGCAGCGGATAATTTCTACGACAACGGCATCAACGAGGACGCTGTAGCCGCATTGCCCGAAGATGATGCAATCCACCTTCATGTGGTTGACATTCTCAATCCCGGCATGACCGATAACTCCATGAAATCGAAGATAGACAATTTCACATACCTGTTGCCAAAGATTTCAGACGGTAAGTTGGCAGAACTTGACAAGGAGTATGGCGATGACAAGATTATGGGTAGCCACATCAAGGCAGAGATTAACAGGCGCGAAGAAGCAAAAATTGACGCGACAGACTTGCCAAAGCTTGCCAAGGAAAAAGCTAAGTCTGCGCTTCATGGCAACGGCAGCATGACGGATAATGCCGCCCTTGCCGAGGCCAAGCGTAGAATTGACAAGAAGAGAAAGACAAAGACTCCGCAAACAGAACAGCGAAGCCTATTTGACGAACCTATAACAAACGAAAATGACAATGGATTACAACGAGATGATGATGCTGTACGCACCGAAGCAGTGCAAGCCGACCGTAGTGGACACGGAGAAGGACTTTCAGAGCGCACTGAAAGCGGAAGCAAAGCGTCAGAAAAAGGACGTGAAGCAGTTGACGGAACAGGAGCGAGAAAAGGCACTGGGACAGATAGGACTGTGCGGCCTCGACCTGCAAATGCCGTAAAGGAGAAGCGCAATACACGCAACAACCATGCGGAGCGTGGCGAGGAGTTTGCCCCAAAATCGGTTGACGCACGCATAGATGCCAACATCAAGGCTATTGAGTTGGCACACGAATTACTCGAAAGTGGCGAGATAGCTACTCCCGAACAAATGGCCGTGTTGCGCCGTTTCAGCGGCTGGGGCGGTCTTGGTGCAGCTTTTGGTGACGGCGGCTACGACTGGAAACGCAGGGAGCGCAACCAGAAGATACGTGAGTTGCTTGGCAATGAAAGCCTACGAACAGGCCGTGCTGAGTGCCAACAGTGCCTACTACACCCCGGCATACGTTGTTGACACCCTTTGGGATATTGCCGCGCAACTGGGCTTTAAGGGCGGACGCATACTTGAAGGCTCGGCAGGAATAGGCAACATCTTGGGACAGATGCCGACAGCCGTCAGCGAACGTAGCGACATACACGCTGTGGAGATAGACGGCACATCGGGCGGCATCCTCTCGCTGCTCTACCCAGACGCAAAGGTAGAGATACAGGGCTTTGAGCAGACACGCATCCCCAACGGAAGCGTGGACTTGGCTATTACCAATGTGCCGTTTGTGGCTGGCATGCGTGTGAAAGACACGACTGGCGACAGCGACCTTGCCAAGAAATTCTACATACAGGACTTCTGTATAGCCAAGAACGTGCGCAAGCTACGTGAGGGCGGACTGGGCATCTTCATCACCTCCAACGGCACACTCGACAGCAGCAAGAAACTGCGCGAGTGGGTGACAAATGAAGGTGGTGCCGACTTTGTTGGAGCGTTCCGCATGAACAACAAGACATTCGGCGGCACACCTGTAACCTCGGACATCATTGTGATACGCAAGCGTGTGAACGGTCAGCCCTCGCCTAATGCCATAGATGTAAGCACTATAAGCGGTGAACGCATGGCAGAATATGATACTGGCGAGACACGCAAGGTAAAAGGCAAGGAGGTGCCGGTGGTGAAGCAACTCTCAATGGACTACAACAAGTACTTCATTGAACACCCGGAAAACATGGCAGGAGAAATGCACTTCGGATTTGAGAAAGGCGACACCTACCGTCCGACGAGCAAGGGACTCTATCCTATGAGCGGCAAGGAACAGAAGCAGATGCTTGAGAGCTTTGTGCTGTCACTCTCAAAAGAAGAGGGAGCGGAGAAAAGCACTGCGCCGTCAGCAGACGAGGTAAACAGCATGGTGTATGACAAGCTCGGCAAGGATGTGAAAGAGGGCAGCATGGTGGTTGACAAGAACGGCCGTATCTGTCTGGCACAATACGGCGAAGCAGTGCCTGTAATGTCAAAGCCCAAGACTGGGGAAAATGCAAGTGAGGAAGAGCTTATAAAGCGTTTCCAATACAAGAAGATAAAGAAGCATACCAAGGCTGAGTGCTTCCAGTCGTATTCGGAAATCAAGACGGCATTGAATGATGTGCTTGCCTACCAGAGAGAGAATGAGGGCGACGAGGGATTGCAGCCGTTGCTCGACAAACTGAACAAAGCATACGATGACTTTGTGAAGACATACGGCCATTTCAACAAGAATGGTCAGTTGGCATGGCTGCGTCGTGATGTGGACTATGCAAACGTGGCCTCCGTAGAAACCTTTGAAGAACGTGGCGACAAGAACGGCAACCTTGTGCAGACATTTGGCAAAGCCGATGTGATGAACGGTCGTGTGGTAGAGAAAGAACAGGAACCGCACCCGGAGAACGTGAAGGACGGCGTTGTGGTGAGCATGTTCCAGAGCGGACGCATTGATGTGCCATATATCGCCTCTCAGCTCGGCATGAGCGAGGAGGATGTGAAGCAAGAAATCATTGATAGCGGACTGGGCTTTGAAGACCCTGCCAGTCGTCAGATGGAAGTGTCGTACCAGTATCTGAGTGGTAACGTGCGTGAGAAATTGCGCCTTGCACGCGAGAACAATGAGGGTGGCAGATACGACAAGAACATCAAGGCATTGGAAGATGTAAAGCCAATGGACATACCGTCGCACTTGATAGATTTCACTCTCGGCTCGTCGTGGATAGACTCGAAACTGTATGACGAATATGTGAAAGACAGGACCGATGTGGATGTACACTTCACAGCAGTAGGCGGCACATGGTTTATGAATGCCCCGGAATATGGTCTCAATATGGAGAAGAACCGTGCAATGGGTGTAACAAGCGAGATGCTACACCGCACTGTATTCGGTCATGCACTCATTGAAGCTGCCATACAGAACCGCACCATCACTGTATCGCAAACCCAGAAGAAATGGGACGGCACGACAGAAACCATTACCGACCGTGAGGCGACACAGGCATGTGCCGCCAAGATAGACGAAATACGCCAAGATTTCAAGGAATGGGCAAGACAGAAGATGCAGAGCGATGCAGAGATGTCTCAGAGAATGGAGCGTGTGTATAACGACACGTTCAACAACTATGTGCCTATGCGCATCCCCGATGACTTTGTGCCGGAATATTTCGGAGGAGCGTCACACAAATTCAAGATGCGCCCCCACCAAGGCCGTGCCATTGTGCGTGGCACCATGCAACCGCTGCTGCTTGCCCATGAGGTAGGTACAGGCAAGACTTTCACACTTATCTCCACCGCAATGGAGATGCGCCGCCTTGGTACGGCACACAAACCTATGATTGTGGTGCAAAACGCAACCGTAGGTCAGTTTGTGGCATCGGCAAAGGAACTCTATCCAAATGCCAAGATACTGACACTTGAAGATGCTGACCGCAATGCGGAGGGTCGCAAGAATTTCTATGCGAAGATAAAGTACAACGATTGGGACATGATAGTGGTGCCTCAGAGTACATTTGAGTTCATTCCCGACAGCGAAGAGCGCGAGATGGCTTTCGTGCAGGACAAGATACACGAAAAGGAGATGGTGCTGGAGAAGATGCGCGAAACCGACAAGAAAGGCAACAGTATGATACTGCGACAGGCAGAACGAGAGCTGAATGACCTCAACAACCAGCTTGCCACCCTATCGGACAAGGCATCGAAGAAGCGCAACGCTAACGACGAGAAGAAGAAAGCCGTGGCCCGGCAGAACGCAACGGTGAAAGCGCAGGAGATGCTCGACCGCCGCACTGACGATGTGGACAATTTCGATGACATGGGCATTGACGCACTACTCATCGATGAGGCACACGAATACAAGCACCTTGGCTTTGCCACCGCCATGCAGCGCGGAGTGAAAGGTGTCGACTCGTCGTACAGCAAGAAATCGCAGGGAGTGTACCTAAAAACGCAAGCCGTACTGGAAAAGAACCATGGACGCAACGTGGTGTTCGCCACTGGCACACCTATCAGCAACACGGCGGCAGAGATATGGACTTTCATGCGCTACCTCATGCCCAATGACACAATGGAAGAATACGGCATCTACTACTTTGACGATTTCGTGCGCAATTTCGGAAACATACAGCAGATGTTGGAGTTCACGACAAGCGGTAAGTTCAAGGAAAACAACCGCTTTGCCGGATATGTTAATCTGCCAGAGTTGGTGCGCATTTGGTCGAGTGTGAGCGACACCGTGCTGACCCGCGAGGCAGGAGGCGTAAAAGAGAAAATACCCGAGCTGGAGGGTGGCAAGGCACAAGACCTCTATCTGCCACAGACACGCGCCCTGCGTAGCATTATGAAATATGTGAAGCATCAGCTTGATGAATACGACAAGATGAGTGGTAAGGAGAAAAAAGAGAATAGCCATATACCGCTCACCATGTACGGCATAGCCAAGGCCGCAGCCGTTGATGCTCGTCTTGTGCAGAGTGATGCCGAGGACGATGGGAATAGCAAGACCAACGAGGCCGTGCGCCAGACACTGCGCTCATTGAAAGAGACGGAGAGCTATAAAGGCACAGTTGCCATATTCGCCGACAACTACCAAAACAAACATAGCGGCTTCAACCTGTATGAAGACATACGGCAGAAGCTGATAGAGCAAGGAGTCCCGGCAAATGAGATTGTGGTGATGAAAAGCGGCATGACCGTGAAGAAGAAACTCGACATCTTCGACAAGGTGAACCGTGGTGAGGTGAGAGTGATACTCGGCTCTACATTCACTCTTGGCACAGGCGTGAACATACAGGAGCGTCTGCATACCCTCATCCACCTTGATGCGCCCAACCGTCCTATGGACTATACACAGCGCAACGGGCGCATCCTGCGACAGGGCAACTTGCACAAGGAAATGGGCAAGCCAGTGCGTGTGCTGCGCTTCGGCGTGGAGGACAGTCTTGATGTGACCGCCTACCAGCGACTAAAGACCAAGGGAGCCATTGCCGACAGTGTGATGAACGGCAAGGAACTGATGCAAGACAGCATGAACAACCGCGTGTTGGAAGAGGATGAGGATGTATTTGGCGATACTGTGGCGCAGCTCTCGGGCAGCGAGTATGCAATGTTGAAAAACAACGCAGAGAAGAACGTGCGCAAGTATGAGAGCCGTCGGAAGCAGTGGGAAGCAGACCAGACCTACATTCACAATGCCAAGCCACGACTGGAGGGCAAGATAAAGGCCGACAAGGAGCGTGCCGAGAAAGCGAATAAGCATCTGTTTGCCGTGCAGACCGCATTCCCCGACGGCAAGGCAGGTAGCATCAAGGTAGGCAAGAAAGAGTTTGCATCGGTAGATGCAATGGCCGACTTCATCAAGGAACACAACAAGAAGATACTTGACGAGGTTAAGGCAATGAAGGACAACCCGAAGGACGAGACACGCACCCACACACTCACCCTATCAATGGGCGGCTACGATTTCACGGTGAAAACGGAAATGCAGCGTGAGATGAGCAGCGGCGGCGGACAACTCTTTGCCGAGGTACACCGCAAGATGACCTACTCATGCCAGGAACTCGCACTGGAGAATGTGCCTGTGAAGCAGTCGTTGCTCAGAAATGCCATTGAGGACATCACGGAGAATGTGATTACAGGCAAGGACTTTGCCGAGCAGTATGATGCAGCCACACGCAGCATGAAGCATAACCAGAGTGAGCTGGAACAGATACGGCAGCGTGAGGGGAAGACATTCGAGTATGAGAAAGAGTTGGAGGAAGCCAAGCGTCAGTATATCGAGTACTCCGAGGCCATGAAGCATGAAATGGAGGAAAAGGAGAAGAAATATGCCGAAATGGACAAGGACGTGGCAGAGGCTAATGATGTGGAATATACCGACGAAGAAGATGATGATGCCGACGAGGATATGTACCGCATCGTGGACGACGAGGCGACAATAGAGCGTCTTGACAGTGAGCCGAAGATGACAGCCTACCGTGCGATGCAGGTGATAGACGGACGGCTCTATTCGCCCATGGCTGCAAAGGTGGACGGCAAGCTGACGGCAGACAACCCTGTTGGCGCATGGACAGAAGCCGAAGAAACGGTGTTCGACTTTACCCCAGAGCAAAAGGCCGCTATGGAGAAGCTGGACAACTCGAAGAAGAAAGGCGATGTGGAGATAATAAAAGGCAAGTTGAGGTACCACAAAGAGAGCGAGGGAGGACGAGGCACATTACAGTTCCACCTCGTAAAGGGCGACGGCACAAGCCTGTGGGCGGCATATAACCCATATATCCACAGTTCGCTTATGATGCTCAACGACCAGTTCACCTCAGCCTACAAGCGTCCGAACATTGTTGTGGTGGAAGTGGAGATACCCAAGAGCGAGCTTACATCGGGCTATCGTGCAGAGCGTGCCAAAGACCCTGTAGGCATAGCAGAATGGAAAGCTGGCCCAGTGGCAGGACAGTTGCCGAGCGACATGGGAAGAAAGGTGATGCTAAGCCGCTGGAGCAAGGTGAAGCGCATCGTGCCCTACGCGGAGGTAGCCGACCATGTGGCTTCTATATTGGAAGCTGCCGAGGCGAAGAATGGTGAGCGGCTGACCTTGCCGATAGACTCTTTCCACCCCGAACTGCGCAAGGAACTGGAGAAACGCGGCTTCAAGTTTGAGTATGGCCAGTACACAAAGGAGAAGACCGACAAGAACGGCAATGTGCAGACAGCATGGGACGAGAAAAGCGATGCTGAGAAGCGCAAAGCCTACAAGGGAGCAAGCTACATGGATGATGCTGCCATAAATGAGCTGAATGAGGAACTCGGCGGCAAGTGGCTAAAGCGTGAGGGCGAGGGAGCCTACAGCGACGAAGAGTTGTCGTGGGCTAACGACCCCAAGAGCAAGATGCTTGGCAGAAACCGCTGGAGCAAGCGTCAGCAGGGCGAGTTTGCGGCGCGCGAACGTGAGCGCATGGCGAGCCGTGTAGAGGAACTTGTCGGCACGCTGCACCTTAATAATGTAGAGGTGGTGACCGATGCCTCCATGCTGGAGGGACGGCGCAAGCGTGCCAAGGGCTTCTACAACAAGCGGAGCGGCAAGATAACCATCGTGATACCCAATCATGCATCAATGGCCGATGTGGAGCAGACACTGCTGCATGAAGCCGTGGCACACTACGGACTGCGAGAGTTGTTTGGCGAGCAGTTTGACACGTTCCTCGACAATGTGTACAGTCATGCCGAACTGCCCATACGGAAGCAGATAGCCGAGCTTGCCAGAAAGAACGACTGGGACTTTAGAAAAGCCACCGAGGAATATTTGGCGAGCCTTGCTGAAGACACCGACTTTGAGGGCATGAACAAAGGCAGGGGCTTCTATGGCTGGTGGTCGTTCGTGAAGAGGGCGTTCCTTGACATGCTGCACAAGATAGGCTTTGGTGAGTATGACGGTCCCGAACTCTCGGACAACGAGCTTCGCTACATACTTTGGCGCAGCTACGAGAACCTCAAAGAACCGGGCAGATACCGCAGCATATTGGGCGAAGCCGCTGACATGAGCAAGCAGTTGGACTTGAAGGTGGGCAACTTTGCCGAGAGAGAAGAACTGCCTATGGACAAGGCCAGCGAGGAAGATATGTTCCGCGATGGTAACAGTGTGGACTACGAGAAAGCACAGGCACGCAACAGGTATGAGGAGCGTGTGAGCCGTGGAATGTACCAGATGCAGGAGGCCATGCAGGACAGTATGCTCGGACTGAAAGAAGCCATGGACGCAATATTAGGTGCAGAGGGCAAGAAGCAGTACATCGAGGATGTGGTAGGATATGAGAACGCCTACCTTGGCGAGAACCGCCTGTCATCGGTGAACCAGGCTGAGTGTACTGCCTTTGCCCGAACGCTGTTCAAGCCGCTGCTTGAAGAGGTGGCGAAACTTGCCAAGACGGCAGACGAGCGTGCGGAGCTGACCGACTACATGATGGCGAAGCACGGACTGGAGCGCAACGAGGTGATGCGAGAGCGAGCTAAAGAAAAGCTCATAGAGGAGAAAATGGGTAAAGAAAAGCCCAAGGAACCCAATCCAGACGATGACGACTATGATATTAAGATGGTCGCATACGACGCTGCCATGGACGCATGGGAAAACGCAGTAGAGGTAAAGCTTGGCGACAAGCTTTCTGCAATTGAGGAGCGCGATTTTTCTGGCCTTACGGCATTGACTGGTATGAACAATGTTGTGGATGCGGAAGCAGAAGCACAGCGTATGGTGAGCGACTACGAGAGCAACCATGACACGGCAGACTTGTGGGGCAGAGTGAATGATGTGACGAGTGCCACACTGAGCAAGACCTACGAGAGCGGACTGATAAGCAAGACTACATACGATGATATACGCACGATGTACAAGCACTACATTCCGCTGCGCGGCTTTGACGATAAAACAAGCGATGAGGCATATGCTTACTTGCAGGACAAACACAGCGCATTCAATGCACCTATAAAGACTGCCAAGGGACGCAAGAGCAAGGCCGACGACCCATTTGCAAATATGGAGAGTATGGCAGAGAGTGCAATCATGCAGGGCAACAGAAACGTGTTGGTGAAGCAGAAGTTCTTGAACTTTGTGCTGAACCACCCGAGCGACCTCGTAAGCGTGAGTGACCTGTGGCTGCGCTACGACGATGCCGCCGACGAGTGGAAGCCTGTAAATACGGGCGATGTGGCAGGGACGGAGCGTTTGGAAGAGACAGACAGCCCTGCCGAGGTGGAGCGCAAGATGCAGGACTTTGAGGCCGCAATGGAGCAGCTTGCCGCACAGGAGCCGGACAAATGGAAGAAGCAGAAAGAGAACCCTGCCATTCCATATAGAGTAGTTGAAAGCAGAGACCTCAGACAGCACCAAGTGCTTGTGAAGCGTGGCGGCAAAGACTATCTTCTCACCATCAACGGCAACCCGAGAGCAGCACAAGCACTGAACGGCCAGACCAATCCAGACAATGACACATCGGGAGCCATTGGTGCCATACTCCATGCAGGAGAGGTGCTGAACCGACATCTGAGTGCTTTCTACACCACACGCAACCCCGACTTTGTGGTGTCAAACTTTATGCGCGATGCACTCTATGCCAACACTATGGTATGGGTGAAGGAAAGTCCCAACTATGCCATTCGCTTTCACAAGAACTTTGGCAAAGTGAACCCAGCCAAGATGAAGATGTTGTTTGGTAAACTGCGCAACGGCACTCTCGACATGAACGACGAGGTGGAAAAGATGTTCCACCAGTTTATGATGAACGGAGGCGAGACTGGCTATGCCAACATCCGCGACATAGAGCAGCGCAAGAACGACATCAAGCGCGAGTTGAAGAAATACAACGGCAAGCTACCTATCAGAAAAGCATGGGACTTGCTGGGCGAACGCTTCGACGAATACAACCGAGCCGTTGAGAACTGTGCTCGCTTTGCCGCCTTTATGACCTCGCGTCAGATGAAACGCTCGATAGACCGAAGTATCTATGATGCAAAGGAAATAAGTGTGAATTTCAACAAGAAAGGCAGTGGCGCAAAATTCATGGGAGCCGTTGGTCAGACAAAGACTGGCAATATTGCCGCTTTCGTATCTGGTTTGGGACGCAGCGGTTATGTGTTCTGGAACGCAGCCCTGCAAGGCGCTACCAACTTTGGACGGCAGACCATGCAACACCCGAAGAAAGCCTTGGTAGGAATGGCGGCAATGTTCCTGCTTGGAGTGCTGACGGCTGGCTTTGGCGGTGGTGATGGCGACGATGACGATGACAAGAACAGCTATTACAATCTGCCGGAATATGTACGACGCAGCAACATCGTGTTCCGTATGCCGTGGATGAAAGAGCAGTGGATTAGCATTCCGTTGCCTGTAGAATACCGCTCTATGTACGGCATGGGCGAGCTTATGACAAGTGTAATCAGTGGAAAGGAACACTATAGTGGAGGTGAGATAGCCAACCAGATAGCAGGGCAAATGAGTCAAATGCTGCCTATTGACTTTATGGAGGGTGGCGGCAGTTTCAAAGCCTTTGTGCCGAGTGCCGTAAAACCATACGCAGAGGTTATGACCAACAAGGGTTGGACCGGGATGCCGCTGTATAAGGACACACCCTACAATCAAGATATGCCCGAATGGACAAAGGCATACAAGAGTGCCAACAAATATCTTGTCGGGCTGTCGAAGACACTGAACGACATCAGCGGTGGCGATGCCTATACAAAGGGGCTTGTTGACATCAACCCTGCAAAGGTGGAGTATCTGCTGAACGGCTATTTTGGTGGTGTGTCAACCACTATTGACAAGTTGACAAAGACTGGCGAGACAATACTGGGTGATAGAGAGTACGACCCACGCAGTTTCCTTATACTGAACCGACTGGTGAAGAATGGCGACGAGCGTACGGAGAACCGGGCTGTCAACAACGAGTATTTCCGTCTGAAAGAAGAGCATGACAAGTTGAAAGCGCGTCTGAAACACTATGAGGACGACACTGACAATGGTGTGTTTGACTATGCAGAGAAGATTGACTGGCTATATAACTCGCCAGAATATCGTCGTTTGGAAATATTCGAGGACTATGCACCAGACATTGACGCAATAAACAAGGAGCTGAAAGAGCCTATGAGTGATGCAGAGCGCAAGCAACTTGAAGCCGACCTCAACGAGATAAAGAAAGACCTCGTAGAAGAGGTGAACAAGACACGCAAGCGTAAATAGTTAAACCCGGTGTGGTGGTGAAGATAAGTATCTTTGCAGATATTGATTTTTGCCACCACACCATAAAAAGAGCATCAATGATAACGACAGACATAAACAACAGGAAGAAGAGCAAGAAACTGTTTCGCATGAGCCACATCACGCAGAAGCCGGATGAGCGCAGCGAGATGGACAGCGTGCAGTATATGCGCGAGAGCTACGGCAGCCGTCGAGCTTTTGACATTCTGATGGAGGCTCAGTATTACTGGAGTCGCATGGACGAGTTCAGAAAAGACCGCCAGCGCAACAAGCGTTACTGCTACGGCAACCAGTGGGACGACCTTATCGAGATAGAAGAGAACGGCTGCAAGAAGACCATTACCGAAGAGGAGTATATCAAGCGACAAGGCAACGTGCCGTTGAAGAACAACTTGATACGCCGTCTTGTGCGAAACGTAATAGGTGTATATCGTTCTCAGTCGAAAGAACCCACTTGCACGGCACGCGACCGTGACGAGCAGAAACTTGGCGAAACGATGAGCACCATACTGCAATGCAATATGCAACTGAACCGCATGAGCGAGGTGTATGCGAGGACAATGGAAGAGTTCTTGATAAGCGGTTTCATTGTGCATCGCAAGAGCTATGGTTGGCGTAACGGCAAGGAAGACTGTTGGACGGACTATGTGCAGCCCAACAATTTCTTCATCGACAACAACATGAGAGATTTCAGAGGTTGGGACGTGAGCATGCTTGGCGAGGTGCATGACATCTCGTTCGGTCAGTTGTGCGAGCAGTTTGCCCACAGCCCTGCCGACTACCGACGGCTTAGGGACATATACAAGTATGCGGCACGCAAGGACTACATAGCCAGCACCGCCGCCAGCTTCGGCTACAGCAAGCTCGACAACTACGACTTTCTGTTTACGAGTGAGCCAGGGCGTTGCCGCGTGATAGAGGTATGGCGAAAGGAGCAGAAGCCGAGATACAGGTGCCATGACCCACAGAATGGTGATGTATTCAAGATAGACGAAGAGGACTATCGCATGGAGGTTGGCGAGGTGAACGAGGAACGTAGGCGCGTAGGACTGGAGGCTGGAATGCCGGAAGAAGAAATACCGCTGATAAGAGCCGAGTGGTTCATGGACGACTATTGGTATTTTTACTACCTCAGTCCGTTTGGCGACATACTGAAAGAGGGCGAGACCCCCTTTGAGCATGAAAGCCACCCCTACGTGTTCAAGGCATACCCATTCATCGACGGCGAGATACACTCATTTGTAGCCGACGTGATAGACCAGCAGCGATATACCAACCGACTGATAACGCTATACGATTGGGTGATAAGAGCCACAGCCAAAGGAGTGCTGCTTATTCCTCGCGACTGTCTTGGCGAAACAAGCATTGATGACATAGCCGAGCAGTGGTCGGAGGTGAATGGCGTGATAGTGTTTGAACCGAGCAAGAGCGGTCAGATGCCGACCCAGATAGCCGCCAACGCAACGAACATAGGCATTGGCGAGCTGTTGAACCTACAGTTGAAATTCTTTGAGGACATCAGCGGTGTAAACGGAGCGTTGCAGGGTAAGCCCGGCTACAGTGGTACGAGTGCAGCCCTATACAACCAGCAGACACAGAATGCCACAACCTCGTTGCTTGATCTATTGGAAGCATTCAGTTACTTTGTGAAGGACGGAGCTTACAAGGATGTGAAGAACATGCAGCAATTCTATGACAGCAAACGCGTATTCAACATAGCCGGAAAGAGTGGCGCACAGATAATCTACGACCCGAAGAAGATACGCGATGTAGAGTTTGACCTCAGCATTACGGAAAGCACCACGACCCCAGCCTACCGTCAGCTGAGCAACGACATACTGATGCAACTATGGCAAGCACAGGCTATCAGCGTGGAGCAACTGTTGGAGCATGGCGATTTTCCGTTTGCCGACGAGCTTCTGCAGAGCATCAAGTCGCAGAAGCAGCAGATAGAGCAAGGCGGTGTGCCAGAAGGAATGTCGCCGCAGTTGCAACAACAAGTGCAACAGACAGCCAATCCGAAGGCGATGCAGTACTTGCAACAGTATATGGGGCAGGGACAGCAAGCAGCATAAAAGAAAAAGAGCGAACAGGGAGAATATTTCCTGTTCGCTCTTTTTGATTGATGATTTCTAAGCCTTACTGGGCCTTTCTAAGCCGTTGGGGATGTTCTTTGCTGTCTTTGGCGTGACGGCCTATTGTACCTTTGGCGTTGTCAATGGCAAGAGGGTTATTGGTAAGCGTCATCACACCGTCGATGTTGCCATAGCGACTATTCATTCTTAGCTTCCTCCTTTGCTTTGCGTCTTTTAGCTTTGGCGAGCTTACGCTGTGCCTCGACCCAAGAAAAGTAGGATTTCACTTTGAGTTTTCTGATGCTTACAGGCATCTTGCCGTCGCCGTTACGGTAAGGAGTGCAGTAGAAGCACTCGGCAACAAGGTCGCGAACGTGCGCCTTAGGTGTGATGTAACCCTTCTGCTTGAGTTTGCGAAAGTTGAAACGGTCCATGATAATAAGATTGTTACTCTTGGCGGCTGGCATGACATAATAACGTTCGCCGTCCTTGGCATGAGCCTTGTCCGCTTTCTTGATAGCCTCACGCAAGCGGAGGTAAGAGCGGAGCATCTGAAATGCGTTTAACATAACTGTTTGTTTTTATTGGTGAATAATACAATTTTTCTAAGCCTTACTGGGCCTCTTTAAGCCTTTTTGAGCCGTGGTGACTTGCGCGGCTGTTTAAGCCTTTCTAAGCCGTGGGGACACTGCTATACTTATTATACTATATGGTAGCGGCAGTGACGGCGTGCTTTCTGCGTCGTGGTTGCGACTGGTGTCGAGGAACGAAGCGTGGCATATCCATTTCAAAGAAGCAGATGTGCAGCCCTATGGCACGCGTCATGAGGAGGTCGTCGTGTTCGCCGACAATAGCACCAAAGGCACCATTGGGCTTTCGTTCATAGTTGATGTACTCGTTGATGCAGCGTTCATCACGTTCGATATACATACGCTCACGAATGACCTTGACAAGTGTGGAGATAATCATTGGCTTTGTAGCTACGTTGGTATGGAAGCCGTACTTGCGTGGCAGTCCCTCGCGTATGTCCTCCTCGGACTGGCGACGAGCATAGAGATTGGGATAGATGTCCTTAATCTGATTGAGGATGAATTGCGACTGGTCGCCGTCGACCTCACGCTCCTTATCGTGTGTTTCCAAGGTGTTGCTCTCAATGACGAGATAAGCATTGTCGTAGTATGCGGCAATCTGTGCTGCTCGCCATGCAAGCAGGTCGATGTCGATATGGCCATACCACTGCGCTACAACGACAGGCTTCTCGCCATCGAGCATTGGCAGACGGTCGAACACTACAATGACCGACCAGTCGGCTTTCTTGGAGCGTCCACCCACATCGACAACAACGAGATAGCGGTTGAGCACTCGTTCATCGTCGTAAATCTCGGGCTTTACCCATACCCAGAACAAGCCCTGCCTGTCCTCAGAGAAACGAATGTTGGCAAGAGCAGCCTTGCCCTCGTCGCCGTCGGCATACACATCGCCGATGAAGCGTGGCGGTCGGCACGTTTTGCGGAGTTTCTCCACACGATACTTGTCGAAGACACGCTGGCCGGAATGTACGAAAGCCTCGATGTCGTCGGACGGGAACTCAGCAGCCATCTGTCCGTGGTCGTTGTATTTCTTTCGCTCGGCGATGTACCAGTGAATAGCCTCCAACGTTGCGCCTCGTTCCCAGAGCCACCAAAGGTAAGTGCCGGGTTCCTCACGGTCGGACGGGATATTGGAGTTGTCGCGGTTGAGATAGAGCCATTCGGCAAAGTCGGCCTTCTGCTTCTCAGAGTCGAACTTTAGCGAATACTGCTCGATGTCGAACCACGACACAAACATAGCCTCGAACTGCGACTTGCCCTCCTTCGCCGCCACATACTCACGGTGGAAGAAGTTGCCAGTGCCGTTGGCTGTGGACTCATACACTATCATGGTGTAAGGACGGTAAAGAATACCCGAACATGCCGAGCGCACGATGTCCTCGGGCTTCTTTCCGTCGGTGGCTTTCCAGATGCCCACCTCAGAGAGATGCACAAGGTTGTAGTCGCCACCACGACAAGAGTCGGGTCGTTCGGCAGTGCCAATTTTAATCTTGCAGTTGCGCTGCGGCACACGGTGGATAGAGCCGGAATGTCCCACACCGACAAGTTTAGGTTCGTTATCGTCGAACTCAGCACCGAGTCGATAGAGCATATCCACTGGGTAAGCCTTAATCATTCGGTCGAACATATCCTTGATTTCATCAGAACCGACACCTTGGTGAGCGATGATAAGCGAGTTGAGACCAACACGGTGCAGGAGCTGCAACCATGCCATGTAGAGCTGCGATGTGGTGGAGCCACCCCACTGACGCGCCTTCAAGAGAATAAGGCGAATAGGCTTGCCAGCCAAACGCAACTTTTCAAGCCGTGCCACAAAGCGACGCTGCGGACGAGTGAGCCGGAAGAGTACATCCTCGCCACCGCCCTTGTTCTTGATATAGACATATAGAGCCGCCCAAAAGGGAAAGTCCTCACGGCAGCGTATCTTGACAAACTGCTGGATAACCTTATGCCGGTCGTCGGGGTTAGGCTCTACACCCATATAGTCAGAAAGGAACTTGTCAATGGAGCCAGCCTCTACAAGCTGTTTAACAAGCGGAATGTGCATGAGCTTTTCGGGAAGCCACTGCGTATGCCCCTTGATAGGAAAGTCGGAAATGAAGACCTTTATGCGGTCGCCTACAGAGCCTTCGCCCGTGATGGGGTCGAAGTGGGCATAGACGATATCGTTGCGGCGGTCGTTTTCTTGGAGGATGGAGAGTGTTTGGTGGAACTGGGCCTCACTGGGCCTTTCTAAGCCTTTCTGAGCCGTGGGGACTTGGGGCTGAGCCTTACTAAAACTGTCTGAGCCTTTCTGAGCCGTGGTGGTATTTCTTGCTACTACTTTCTTCATAGGGTGCGGCGTTTAATGGGCTTGTTGAGCAGAGCCACAATGAAGCCGCAGAGATAGCACCACAGATGCAGGAGTGCATTAGTACCGGGCAGGAAGAAGCCGATGAATAAGTATGAAGCCATACACATCTGATAATACCGCTTGCGCACGACCTCGAAAGATATAGAGCCAAAGAGAACATAGATAATGCCCGACAGCCCTACCGTGGGTATAGCGAGAGATGATGACAACAAAGATAGCGTATCAACGGGTACACATACTGCCAAAAGGTATGCCAAGAGCAGCCTTCTGTAAGTAATGTCGTACACGAATATCAACGAAAGAAAAGCCCAGCCGTTGAGAACGGCATGAAATACACTAACATGCAGGAATGGATAGACAAGGCGCGGCGCGATGCCACACCCTGCACGGATGCCAAGTCTTGCATTATCGAGGTTGACGGCGAATGCCGCCAATATGACGATGACGGCTACAATGAGAAGTGCCGCAACCTTTTCAACTTTTCTCTTATCCATTTTCTTCTCCCTTTACAAACCATAATCTTTGCACTGCCCGGTGATATGTAGAACTTTGGCGCAGGTTGTGCCACCACCTCGGCACACAGCATCTTGAGCGACCATTCGGGATGCAGTTCTCGCAAGGAAAGCACCCGACGGCAAATCTCTTGAAACATCTCAAACTTTAGTGGCAGCATCTTTATGTGCTGCTTGCCCTGCAACATTGCCGACACAACAATAGTGGCCCGATTGTCGGAAACATAGAAACGTGCTGCAGGAGCGTTGGCGATGTAGGCATATACCTCTGGCATACGGATATAGTCGCATGAAGAGATGTACTCGTCATACGTTCGCATGAGGTCGGACAGACGCTCCTCGGCATATTCCATATTTGCTCCTTTGTGCTTCAAAGTTTGGTTCCCTTATTATTTGATTTAAGCCTTACTGGGCCTCTCTAAGCCTTTCTAAGCCGTGGGTAATTGGGTGATGTGGCTATTACAAAGTTAGCAAGCACGGTTGTAAAAAGATAAACTTTGAAGTTGAACTTATCCCCCTATATTTGCGGACAAAAAGCATAACAACAAACCAAAAGTAACGATATGACTGAGAGCAAAGAAGTTAAGACAAAGCGCGAGTTGGCGTTGGAGCGCATGAAAGGGAAATACCCCGACAAGCAATTCGACGACGATGAGGCTTTATTCGGTCAGATTAATGACGATTACGATGATTACGACAACCAAATTCAAGGTTACAAAGACCGTGAGCAGTCGTTTTCCGACCTGTTTACAAGCGACCCTCGCAGTGCTAAATTCCTCACTGAATGGCGGCAGGGCAAGAACCCGGCAGTGGCATTGGTAGAGATGTTTGGCGACGATTTCGTGGAAGAGTTGAAAGACCCGGAGAAGCAGGAAGAGGTTGCCGCAGCAAGCAAGGCATACGCTGAGAGCGTATCTAAAGAGAAAGACTACGAGGAGCAGTACAACAAGAACATCGAGGAAACCCGTGCCACAGTAGAGAAACTTCAGAGCGAAGAAGGCATGAGCGATGAGGAGGTTGATGCTGCAATGGAATTTCTCATCACCATTATGAAAGACGGTATCCTCGGCAAGTTCTCGGAAGAAAGCATCCGTATGGCCTTGAAAGCAATCAATCACGATGCCGATGTGGACCTGGCAGGGCAGGAGGGCGAACTGAGAGGCAAGAACGCCAAGATAAGCGAGAAATTGCGCAAAGGCAGACGCGGTGACGGCACCGCATCACTTGACGGCAAGAACGGCGGTAGCGGCACACCACGCCAAGCCCCCGAACTCGGAGCGTTAGGCGGTTTTGACGGTCGCTCGATATTTGAACGAGGCGGCGAGCGACGCACAAAATACAAGTAACCAATTTTTTATTATTCACCAATAAACAAACAAAAATGAAAGAAGCATTTAAGAAACTCAAGGGATTTCTTGCGTGCGGATTGCTGACCCTGTTGGCAATCTTGACAGGAGCATCGAGCGGTGTGCTTATGGCTGATGCCAGCAACCTGCCCGATGCAGGAAAGACAGAAGCCGGAGCCAATGGCGACGGCGGTAGTGACCCCAACGCAGGTATCGCGTCAGAGACATTTGGCCGAGCCGAGGGCGACCCCAATTTCTATCTGAGCGATGTTGACAAGCGTATTGTAAAGATACGCCCAATGGCAACACCTATCGACCAGATAAGTCGCTATGCCAAAGCGTCAAGCTGCAATTCGTTCGAGGTAAAGTATTACAGTGTAGGCACACGCGAAATAAAGTGTACCACCAACGCAGTAGTAGCCAAGCAGACCAGCGGCGCAAGTATCTCGCTGCCAGTGTCGGATGTGAATATGTTCACGCTGGACGACACTATTCGTGTAGTAGGTGTAAAGGGAGTGTATGACGATAAGGGCAAGAAATATGAGTCCGACAACGACAACACTCCAGACCTCATTCTCTGCGTATGCGGCAAGGACAACACCACCAATATGCCTACGGTGTATGCCGTAAATGGCGAAATGGACTCGACCAGCAAGCAGCCAATCTTCGTGCCAGCCATTCCGAAGGGAACCACTCTTGTGAGAATGGGCAAGGCGTGCGGTGAACTTGATGTTCAGACGGGACGCTTCAACAACATCCCGATGCCCGAGACCCAGTATTGCCAGAACTTCATGATACAGGTTGAGCAGTCGACATTTGACAAGATTGCCGCCAAGGAGGTGAACTGGAACTTCTCAGACATAGAAGAGGACGGCGTGTACGATATGCGCTTGGCCATGGAGAACACCTATCTCTTCGGTGTGAAGAATGTCATCAAGCACGTTGCCAAGGAAGGAATGTTGACATGGTTTACGGGCGGTATCTGGTGGATGGCCGGCAAGGACATCGAGGTAGGCGAATGGGATGCCGAGAAGAAATGCGCCGTGATAACCGACGAGAACCTTGTTGACATCACCAAAGACCTCTTTGTAGGCACAGGCATTGGCAACAAGCGCAAGATACTGTTCTGCGGCAGCGATATGCTCAGTGCGTTCTCAAAGATTAAGAGCGACAAGTTCCGCTTGAAGGATACTGTAGAGGTGTGGAACTTGAAGTTCAAGAGTTGGGACACCGACTTTGGCGAAGTGCTGACCATTCACCATGAGCTGTTCGATGTGAACGGTATGAGCGACTGCGGCTTTGCCATGGACCCCGAGTATCTGTCGAAGAAGACCCATGTAAGCTGGGCTCGCAACGTGCTCGACTTGCAGAAGGCAGGTATCCGTCGCACCGACGCAGTGGTAATCCAGGAAGTGAGCTGCCTGTATCTGCGCTATGCCAAGGCACACGCTCGTATGCGTCTTGCCAAGGCTCCTACTGCGGAGGCAGCATAAACAAAAATCGTAATATAAACAAAACCATTATTGGGGTGGGTGTCTGCCCACCCTTTTTTATTTTCAAGACTTTTCGATATGGAGAAATTATATAAATCGAATACCAACCTCAGCATAAACATTGTGTTGGCAAGCAAGGCAAATATGCATGTCAGCTTCACCCCACAGAGCGACGGCACAAGCCTGTACAGAACAGCAAACGAGGACATTCAGCGAGGACTGGAGCGACACTACAAGTATGGCAAAATGTTCAAGCTGATAGAAACCTACGACCCCGATGCGGAGCCGGAAGAAGAGAACGCGGACGAGAATACAGCAAGCGAAGAAAGTGAGGGCGGTTTGACCCAGATAGAAGTGACCGACTGGGACTCTGCCAAAGACTGGCTTGCCGAGAATACCGATGTGAGCCGTTCGCAGCTTCGCTCGCAGAAAGCCATTATAGCGACAGCAGCCGCTAATGGCTATGAGTTTGTATTAAAAGACTAACCGTCATGATAAAGAAGATTGAGGACATAGTAAAAGATGTACGCATCTGCTTAGACCAGAACATGGTGTCGGAGTCGCTGCTGAACGAAGGCGACATAGATACCCTGTCGATAGAAGACATCATCAGAAGCAAGATAGTGGATGCCGTGCAGCGTGTGGAAAGCAGTGCGCCAACACATCTGCTTGAAGGAGGCCATAACTTTGGCGACAGCATATACTGGACAAAGGACGGCAGTGGCTGGACATTGCTGCCAGATGATTTCATGCGCCTCGTAGTGTTTGAGATGAGCGACTGGGAACGACCTGTGTATGAAGCTATAGCACCGACAGACGCAGCGTATGCGTTGCAGCGCAGCCGTTACAAGGGACTGCGTGGCAATGTGCAGCGTCCGGTGTGCGCCATAATCATAAGACCAGAGGGCAAGGCACTGGAGTTTTACTCATGCAATAACGAGGAAGCCACCGTAAGCAAAGCAATGTATCTACCCTATCCAACCATAGACGAAGACGAGGGCATAGACCTCTCGGAGCGGTGCTATACCTCAATCGTGTATATGACCGCAGCGTTGGCTCTCGTCACTTTCGGCGACAGCGACAAGGCGGCAATCATGACAGAACAAAGTAAAAACGCATTGATATGAGCAGTTCAATACCTACAAAACAGATAGACGGCGATGTGGCCATCGGCAGGGACGCGAATGTAGGCGGCAAGGCCACTGTGCGCGGCTCGATGAAGGTGGGCCATAACCTGACCGTGGAGGGCTGGCTGGAGGCCAAGAACATCAAAGGCCCGAACAAGGGATTGTTCAAGACCGCCCAGCAGCTGAGGGAAGCGTACCCCAATCCGCATGAGGGTTGGTGGGCGTTGGTGACCGTGGAGGGCAGCGCATCGTCAGACCATTTGGGACAGCTGTATGTGGCCGACGGCGGCACATGGGTGGCGCAGGTGGACAGTAGCGGCAACCCGCTGCTGAAAGGCAACCCTACGGTGGACAGTACCGAGTACATGGAAGCCGTGGAGGAAATGACAGCCGACCTTGAAGCCGTAAAGGTGGATGTGAACCAGAACAAGGAAGACATCAAGAGCCTACGCAGCACACAGACCTCCCACGCCAACACACTGAACACGCTGAGTAGTCAGATGAGTACGGCACAGACCGACATCACCACTCTGAAAAAGACCGTCAGCGACAACAAGACAGAACTTGCCAAGGGTGTAGCAGCCGTGCAGAGCGACCTCGACACGTTCAAGGACACCAAAGGAGCGGCAGGAGGACTTGCACCGCTGGACGAAAACGGACAGGTGGCATCGCAGTATCTGCCAAGTTATGTGGACGATGCCTTGGAATTTGGCTGCATCGTAAGTGATGTAACAGCGCAGATGTCTTCTGTATCTAAAAAATCAGATGATGAAAACTGCTCGGTTGCTTATAACAAGACAACCAACACTTTCTTACTGAAATATTCCAAGCCATCAGAGTCTGAATTTGACTTACGTCCGACTATCACTTACTACAACAATTGGCTCGATGGTGACTTGTACGGTGAAGCCACCATGAACGGCCGTGTGCCCCACAGCGGCAAGATATTCATGGACGTGAGCACGAACAAGACCTACCGCTGGGCAGGGACAAAACTTGCCGTAATCGGTTCAGACCTTGCGCTCGGTCATACCAGCGGCACCGCATTTCCTGGTAATGAAGGAGCCGACATTCAGGAACGTATGAACGAGGTGGAGAGTACAGCTGACATCAACCGTCAACTGATAGAAAATACCTCCACAGAACTACTATGTCGCAACACAATCAATGCTAATAACCTGCTATCGTTGGGCGAAAGGGAGGTGACACTATCAGTTGTGCTTGAAAAAATCTTCGATTTGGAGAACAGCGTGCGCTATATGAAGCCCGGTATTGTTCTATCATTCCTTTCAGAAACAGGCATACAAAACAAGCAGTGGACGAACTACGGCAAGAAAACAGAAACAGATTGGAAAACCGAGGCCAACTGGACTGACTTCGGCTCGAACGGCAGTGCCATAGGCAACACGGTGAATGTAAATGACATCTGCGATGATACTGAATACACCCTTTCTACCGCCATAAAAGCCGTGCTCGACAAGGAGAAAGAGAGCGGACTGTCGTATACGAAAGCAGGTGTTGTGCTGACCTACAAGACCGCAGACGTGACCAGCAACGGCTCGCCCAAATGGGAAGCCTACCAATTCACACGCAACGTAGAAGACATCAACCCAGCCGACTTGAAGCCGTGGGTGGAGTTTGGCGGAGGCGGCAACAATGCCGTACCCACCTCGGACACCCCAGAGAAAGACGGCAAGGAAGCCTTCTCGACAGGCGGCGCATACACCAACATACCCAACAACCTGCGCATCGACACCGAAACCCAAGGTGTGGTGAAACTCCAGCTGGAGAACGCCGAGCATGAAGCCGTGGGCGATGAGGTGCAGTTTGCCGTGGGCGGCGGTGGCGGCGAGAGCACAGGCACCATTGTGAGCATACAGTTTGAGCAAAGTCCGCTCTATGCCAAGGCAGGAGGCAGCGTGGTGATGAAAGCCGCCGTGCGAAGCATCACCACGCAAGGCAACAACGAGCTGAGCAACATGATAGAAAAGGTGGTGCTCAAAGACCGCGACACGGGACAGACCTTGGAGACCTTCATGTTCAACCGCGCTTCGTCAGCCAGCGGCGACACCTACGACTTCGAGATGGACGTGAGCAGCTACTTTGTAACCGCCACGACCAAGAGGTTCCAACTCATAGCCTACGATGATGCAGGAAACACAGGAAGCCGCAACATCAACGTGAGCGGTGTGGACGTGACCATCAGCAGTGTGCAGACACTGAACTACACCAGCAGCACCTCGCTTGCCGTAGGCGGAGCCGCCAAGAGCATACCGATGTACAAGTTTGCCAATAACGCTTCGGACAAGGGTATCAAGGTAATCACCGAGATATACATGAACGGCGAGTGGAAGACCCTCGGCGAACAGACCATACTCGACACCTACTCGCACAGCATCACCGTGGATCCAAAGAGTTGCTTGACGGAAGCACTCACGCACGGAGCCTATCCCCTGCGCATCCAGGGCGAAGATGTGGGCAGCGGTGTGAGGGGCAACTACCTTCATACCGCCATCATGGTAGTGGAGGCTGGGAACAACACCCCTATCATCGCCATGCGGTGGTACACCGACCAGCTGCAAGGCAAGCGCAAGCTATACGAGAACATCGAAATAGACTATGCCGTGTATGTAGGCGACAACGATGAGCCACAAGCCACCATACTCTATGACGGAGCAAAGGAGACCACCGCCATAGCCTACCGCCAGCAGACCAACACCTACACCAAGCAAGTGCTTGAGAGCGAGCATGACGGCACGAAGAGCGTGTCGGTGCAAGTGACGTGCGGCGACAGCCAAGGCGAGACCGCTACATTTGTGGTGGACGGTTCGCTTGTAGACGTGGAAGAAGTGACCACCCTCAGAGAGTTCAACATCACAATGGACTCACGCAGCAACGGCGAGACCGACAAGAGCATCAAGGACGGCAGCGTGGAGGTGAACGTGGAGAACTGTAACTGGAGCAGCAACGGCTTTGTAAAGGACACCTACGGCACACCCACCTACGGAACGGAGAACGACAAGGGACGCATGGCACTGCGCATAGCAGAAGACATGAAAGCCCGATGCACCTACAAACCATTCTCCGGCACAAGCATCGAGCAGAACGGACTGGCACTGAGTTTCACCATCAAGGTGAAGAACGTGGAAGACCGCACGGCAAGACTCATAGACTGCCTTGGCGACAACTCGCTCGGCTTCTATGTGACAGGCGAGAAGCTTGTATTCACCTGCGACGGAGCCACCGCCGCCAACCCAGACGACCTTGGCGCACAGCAGACCGCCGTAGCCCTGTATGCGACCAACAAGGAGACCCGCTTTGACATCGTGATAGAGCCGACCAGCATTGCCCCCTACTCGGGTATAGGCAGCATCAAGATATATGTGAACGGAGACGAGGCAGCAGCCACCTACTACAATGCAGGACGCTTCGCGCACAACGACATGACGATGCTCTTTGACGGCACAAAAGCCGACATCTACCTGTACCGCCTCACGGCATGGGCGACCTACTACAACTACCGCCAAGCGTTCAACAACTACCTCGTAGGACAGAAAGACACCACCGCCATGCTGACCGAATACGAGAAGAACCAAGTGATGGCATCGCAGACGGCAGAGGGAACAACCAAAGACCGCCCCACACTGCAAGCATGCATGAACGCAGGACTGTGCTGCGTGACGCTGCTGAAGAACGCCGACACCCCCGACATAGAGCAGAGCTACCCCGGCTACCTTGACAAGCTGGACGGCGACAAGAAGACCAAAGCCTACTTTGACTGGGTAATCCGTTTTCCCGACCGCCCATGGCAGGACTGCAAGGTGTACAAAGTGCCGACCACCAACCAAGGCACGACCTCATCTCTTCGCCCAATCAAGAACAAGAAAGGCAAGTTCAAGGGCTGCAAGATTGAGATGCTCCACACCGAGGAGGACTTCAAGGACAACCCGACAGCACTCGCCAAGTTCAAGACGGCACAGAAGATGGCAGCAAAGAGCCAAATACAGGTGATAGACGGCGGCTTGTGGGTAAAGACCATAACAATCAAGGTGGACTATTCCGACTCGACAGGCGCGAACAACGGAGCCACGATGGAACTGTTCAACAAGGTGCAGCGCGCCATGGGAGCCGACTATATGACCCCTGCACAGAACGCCTACAACGGCGAAGGCACGATGAACACCAGCATCGACAGCGTGACGTGCGCCCTGTTCCGCACCGACCAGCAGAGCGTGGATGCCACCAACGAGACCTACGCCTACTTCCATGCCAAGGCCAACTTCAACGTGGACAAGGGCAACCCCTCTTTCTTCGGCTTCGAGAAAGTGAGCGGCTACAACGGAGATTGCTTGAACTATGGCGACTTCAAGGAACTCGTGGCAGAGAAAGACCAAGACATCAACATCTTCAAGGTACAGACCCTTGCCAAGAGTGACGAACTCATAGCCTCGAACATCTACATGCTCTCGGAGTACTGCGGCGAGAAGCACATCTTCCTGGAGAATGACGGTACGGGAAAAATGGCAGAGTGTGATGCCACCGCCGACCCGACCGAAGTGGACAAGAGTCTTGCCGAAGTCATTGCCGATGATGTGAAGAACTATGACTGGGGAACGGTGTACTTGACCAACGACTACAAGTATGTGAAGTACACAGGCGGCAAGTGGAAAGACACCACAGGCAAGATGCAGTATGACCAGAGCGTGAAGAAATGGACGGTTACGGGCAGAGTGCTGAACCCAGTGGAGTGCTTCGAGTACTTGAAGTATGACAGTCTGTGCTGGCTGCAAGGCGTGAACGGCATCGAAGACATGATGCGGCTCGACCCTGCCACAAGCAAACCTATCTGGCTGAGCTACTACGAAAGCCGCTACCCAGACGATGACGACTTGAACGACCTGTATGCGCAAGGCAAGAAAGTGCCATACAATCTGTACAAGTGGCTGCGGTGGACGCAAGACTGCTCGCAAGACCGCACAGAGGCAGACGGCGACATCACCATTCACGGCAAGACCGTGGCAGGAACCAAGGAGAACCGTCTGAAGAAGTTCTGCGAAGAGCTGCACGAATGGGCCAACGTGAAATCCACATTGTCGTATGTGGTGGGCAGCGACTATGTGCTTGCCGTTGACCAGCGAAGCAAGAACATGATGATAACGTTCTACCTCGACACCAACGGACTGACACGCGCCTATTTCAACCACTGGTATGACGGCGACTGCGTGTGGCTCTCGGACAACGACTGCGGTGTGACCATACCTTGGGACTTGGACAGCAAGGCAGACCCCAAGCACTACTACCAAGGCTGGAACTCGGTGATGTTCCAGCAAGCGTATGCAGGAGACAAGTTCTGGCTTGACGACAAGGGCAGCACCACAGCAACACTGCACGATGTGGCGCAGGATATGCGCACGGCAGAGGCAGACGGCATCAAGATATTCTCACCAGACGGCTGCAAGAAGCTGTGGATAACCGACCGCATAGACAAGTGGGCGAAGATAACCAGTTCGTTTGACAACGAGCGCAAGTATATCGAGAACTCCAAGGCAGGAGCCAACTACTACTATGCCGTACACGGACTGAGGTATGAAGACCTGCCCGTAACGTTTGAGAAGCGTTTTGCCTATCGTGACGGTTTCTACCAAGTGGGCGAGCTGTACACCAACCCATTCAAGATGCGTGCCGTAGGTACAGACATCAGCATCAAGATAACGGCAGCGCAGGACGCATTCTTCGGACTGGGTGTGGACCGTGCAGACGCTTGTGTGGACAGCTGTTACCTCAAAGCAGGAGAAAGCTATACGCTGAAGAGCGGCATGACCGCCACAGGCTCGGGAACGATGCTCTATGTGTTTGGTGCGAAATACCTTGCCAGCCTTGATGTGAGCGGCTGCACACCAAAGGCAGAGGGCTGGGACATCAGCAACTGCGACCTGCTGCAGGAGATAATCATCGGCGGTGAGGACTACACACCAGAAGAAGGCAGCGGAGCCATCACCCAGCTGAACATGGGCAATAAGAGTTTCTTGAAGCGCATAGACGTGCGGAACACGAAGATAACGAGCATCATAGCCTCGTACTGCCCACGACTGACAGAGGTGCTGGCAAGCGGTTCGCAACTTGCGAGCATAGACTTGGCAGAGACCGCCCCGATAGAAACCCTACAGTTGCCCGGCACGATGACCACCCTCTACTTCAAGAACTTGCCACGGCTGACCTATCCCGGCGGACTGACCATTGAGGGCGGCATGAGCAAGGTGACGAAGATGTTCTTGGACGAATGTCCGAAGATAGACACCATGACCTTGCTGCGGCAGATAACCACGGCAGGAGCGTTGAAGAGTGTGCGCATACCCGGCATCAATGCCACGGCAAGTGTGGAGATGCTGCGCGCTATCAAGAATAGCGGAGCCGTGGGAATAGATGCCAACGGAGCAACCTACGATGAGAGCGGCCAGTGTAGTGGACTGTTGGGCCGCTGGATATTGACAGAGTTGGTGGAAGATGAAGAGGTGAAAGCCCTGCAAACGTACTTCCCCAGACTGACCGTCATCAACTCGCAGTTCTCCATGGTGAAGATAGACGATGTAGTGAGCGGCGACTTCTGCGAGAAATACAGCAATCCCGAGAACGAGACAGGTGCCGACTACGACAAGACATTCGTGGCAAGCGGACACACACTGAAAATCGTGCAGAACACCCATGCCTACAAGTGTACCTACAACAGTAAGTTGAAACAGATGGAAGGCAGACAACTGAGCGACACCGACTTCAACCGCCTCATTAACGGCGAAACCTTTGATGTGGGCGACAGCGCAGGAGAAGGCTTCGACATCTTCCACCATTTGCCCCACTTCTGGTACAAAGGTGTGAACGACTACAAGAACCAAGTAAAGTATATCTTCCACTCAATGACCGACAACGAGCCGCTGACCACCGTAGGCAAGAAGAAAGAAGCAATGCTTTCGGAGTTGCTCTATGCCGAGAATACAGGCATCTATGCAGACGAGGCGCAGGAGGGCGAGACCATCGGCGACAACATCATCACGACAGCCGCCAACGTGAATGCCTACCGCATGGACGTGGAAGGCATGAAGCAAGTGAGGTGGCCTGGACTGAACCATGCAAGGCTCGGAGCCGTGTTCACCGATGCGAGCGGAAAGATAGTAGGCAAGTTCATCATGATGGTGAGCCACACCTACTTTGACTTCACCATAGGCAAATATGTGTTCTGTGATGTGCCGAACGGTGCCAAGTGGATGTACTTCACATCGTATCGCGACATCGAAGACACCATGTGTCTTGCCGTTGACAGCGAGAGTTTGGAAGCCATAGAACCCGAATGGACGGAGCATACCGTGGGCGATGTGGACAGCCTCGTTGGAACGTACCCCATAACCATAGACGGACTGAAACGCCCCCGAAGCATATCGGGAGCGGTGCGTTCAAAGAAAGGCGACGGAACATCGCAGACCTCAAACGAATGGGCATACGACAGCGAGGGCAACCCGACGGAGATGCCTAACGGCACGTTGCACTTCACCGACAAGGACTTCCAGAACTGCTGCCGTATGCGTGGCGAGGGTTATCAGTTGCAAGACTACGAGATGCACAAGGAGATAAGCAACCTGTGGTGGGCAACGCACGGCACGACCAACGAGCAAGCCGTTGTGGGCAACGGAGCGCATGATGCGATACTGAACAGCCGCGACGACATAGGCATGGCCGACACCGCCTATGTGGGCAATGCGATGAACTCAATCATGGGCTTGAAGCACTATGTGGGCTGTGACTCGGAGTGGATGGACTACATAGCAGGAAACGTGAAGAGCTACACCGAGTTCTACAAGAACAGATGCGTGGAGACAAGCGATGACCCTGTGGACTATGTGTTCCACATCTACGACCCTATAAAGAAGACAGAGCGCATGGTGCAGAGTGTTACCAGTGGCGGCAACTGCGTGGTGAGAGTGGTGCATGGAGCCAAGTGCGACATATTGCCCAGCAAGGTGCATCAGACCGACACCAGCAAATACACGACCCACTATGCGGCAGGACTATGGTTCCCCGGCAGCAGAGGCCGCTGTGTTCTGCGGTCTGGCTACTTCTCGTCTGCGTACAGCGGTCTCGCTTGTGCGAGCGCGTACTACGCTTCTTCGGTCTCGGGCACGTACTGCGGCGGTCGGCTGGCCTTCCGCGGAAAATTCGTGATTGTTGACTAAGCGGAAAGCGAAAGCTCGAAAAAAGCGTCAGAGGGAGAGCCGACGAAAGGAGGCTGCTCCCTCTCCCTTTTTATCTCGCGTCAGCGAGATTTTTTATAGGCTCTGCAAAATAAAAGTAAAAGTTGTATGATATATCAACTTTTTGTATTACCTTTGCACCATGAACTCAGAACGGAGAATACTGGTTTACAAAGATTATTTCCTCACGTTCTACCGCGCCTTGGAAGCAGGAGCGCAGAAGAAGATAGACTATGTGCTTGATGTGCTGAAGATGCAGGACAGAGTGAGCGAAAAATTTGTAAAGTACATAAAGGATGGTCTCTATGAAATAAGAGCCTCCTACAATGGTAATATATATCGAGCGTTCTTCATTTTCGACGAGGGCAACATCGTGATGCTCTTCAACGGCTTTCAGAAGAAAACCCAGAAGACACCCTCCAAAGAGATAGACAGAGCACTTGAACTTAAAAAGGAATATTATGCAGGAAAGAAATGACATTAGCAGTTTTGATGCCATTCTTGACGCCAAGTATGGAGCAGTAGGAACTGCTGAAAGAGAGGCTTTCAGAAAAGAAGCCACCAACTATTGCGTGGGACAGATTATCTATGATGCCCGTAAGCAGGAGCACATGACCCAATCTGACCTCGCAAAGAAAGTCGGTACGGACAAGACCTACATATCACGCATAGAGAAAGGTGTGATAGAGCCTGGTGTGGGAATGTTTTTCCGCATCATTGACGCTTTGGGACTAAAAGTGGACATTGTGCGTCCGATAGTATAACAAGAAACAAAAGGCAGAAAATCCCACGCGCCGCTGTGTTCTGCGGTCTGGCAACAACTCGAATGCGAACAGCGGTCTCGCTTATGCGAACGCGAACAACGCTTCTTCGAACTCGAACACGAACTACGGCGGTCGGCTGAAATTCTAAGTGGTACTTAATCGGGGGACTCTGACGTGGCACGAGGATTGCCGCAAACAAACTCCGAGGGATTAGAGCCTCGGCAACAGCATGATAAACGAATTATGGAAAGCCGGAACACGACATTAACCATATGTGGGGAGTGCGCAAGTATCTCCCCACAGGACAGGAAGGCTGTCAACACATTGGAAGACTTGTTAGGACAGGTAGAAGCACCGACTTCTATCTGTTTTCCTTTATATAACCTCATCCCGGAAATTATTTCGGACGAAAACATGGAACGCTCGTTCAAGCGTGTCATGTCGAACCTTCATAACGCAGACACGCGAAGCGGAATAAAATGGAGGGAGACAGTTGTTATAGATGGTGTGGAATGTACTCCACGCATGGTGCGCTATATGAGACGCAAGAAAGAAATTATTGCCGAGTTGAAAGAACAAATAGGTAATGGAACTTTCCGCGTTGTTCGTTTATCCTCGTTTGAAGTGGACGATGGTCCGAAGAGAAGAATGGTTCAAGCACCTCCTGTTGTGAAACGTATAGGCTGCAATGCCATCATGGAGATTGTGGAAAAACACCTTTCGCCATTGCTAATTGAAAACACGGCAGCTTCGATAGAAGGACGCGGCCCACACGGACTATTCCACAAGATGCAGGAAGTTAGAGCCGAGAACCCCGACCTTATATATTATTATCAAAGCGACTATAAAGGATATTATGACCACATACTGCACGACAAGATGATAGACATCATCAAGCAGTATATTGCCGACCCGATATTACTCCCTATTCTAATAGACTTTGTGAAGGTGTTGCACCCGGATGGCAACGTAGGCATCAGCAAGGGACTACGCTCCTCACAGTTCTTCGGCAACCTGTATCACAATGACATTGACCATGCCATGATAGAGGAATGTGGAAAGGATAATTACAACCGCTTTTGTGACGACATATACATATATGGAGACAATAAAAAAGAGTTGTGGAAACACAGGGACACACTGCACAGACTAAGTAAATCCTACAATTTGATAATCAAGACGAGCGAGAAGGTAGCCCCAGTGAGCGCAGGAATGGACGCACTGGGGTATATTGATTACGGTGACCACTCACGAATACGCAAGCGTACAAAAGTAAATGCTGCAAGGAAACTCGCAAAGATAAAGTCGAGAAAGCGAAGACAACAAATTATAGGCTCGTTCAAAGGAATGGCATGTCATGCAGACTGCAAACATTTATATTACATTTTAACAGGTAAAAGAATGAAGAAATTTTCTGAAATGGGCGTGACCTATACCCCTGCGGACGGCAAGAAACGTTTTCCGGGCAAGGTGACACGCTTGGGAGACATCGTGAACATCACGATTGAAATCCACGATTACGAGACACTGGACACAAAGTTTGGCGAAGACCGCTACTTGGTGTCGTTCAAGAACCCTGTGACGCAGGAATGGGGCAAGTTTTTCACCGCATCGGACGAGATGAAAGGCATCCTCGACCAGATAAGCGACATCGAGGACGGCTTTCCGTTTGAGACTGTCATCAAGTGCGAACAGTTTGACGGAAACAAGAGAAAGTATAACTTTACTTAGAAAGTAAGTAATGAACGTAAAAAGATAACGTGCCAATCCACACGTTATCTTTTACTTTTGCCGTAAATCATAAAAATCAATGGAAAAGATTTACGGAGCAACAGAACGGCACGACTGCATAGACCAGACAGGCCGTGAGAAATGGATTTTATTCTATGGCTTCGGAAAGGACGATGAAACGAGTGAAAGAGGATGGGAATATCGCCACACTTTCACACGAAAGCCGAGCCTATCCGAGGTAAAGCAACTTATACTCGACACTATCAATGCAGCCACAGAAGAAAAGATAGAGCGTGACTTTGAGTGGAATGGACAATCTATTTGGCTATCCAAAGAAAACCAACTGAATTTTACTGCCATAAGGCGAAGTGAGAGCGTAGAATATCCGCTTAGGCTAAAAGTGAACGAAACCACAGAGGGCAATGCCGTGTACATGACCTTTGAGGACAGGACAGCATTTGCCAAATTTTCAGATGCCGTTACAGTTCATGTTTTACAAATGTGGCAGGAGGGTTGGAAAGAAAAAGACAACATAGACTGGGACAAATTCAAAACATAAAGGATATGAAGAAGATTATCAAATGGCTCAGAGAGAGCAACAGAAGCAAGCATATTGTCGGCGGCATGTTGATAGGCTTGGGTGCTGACAGCGCCTATTGCGCAGCGTATGCCGGGGCAGGTGTGGCAGGAGCCTTGGAACTGAAAGACAAGTTGTGGGGCGGTGAGTGGGACTGGATAGACTTCGGCTGCACGTTGGCCGGAGTGGTGTGGGACGACTAATCAGAGCGAGCGTATGGGAATAGTATTCAAGCTATGGAAGACAGGCGCAATGGTGGTGGGCGGCATGGTAGGCTGGATTGTGGCAGAGTTCAGACCCACATTCCCACTGATAGTGGTGGCCATCATCTTCATACTATATGACGCATGGACCGCTTTCAAACTGGACAAGCGCGTGCATGAGGTATACCCCGACAAGACGAGCCGGGAGAAAGCCAAGTTTACGAGCTTTGCCTTTGGCAAGGTGGTGAAGCAGACGATACCGAAAAGGCTGTGGCTCATCATACTGGCATACTTGGCAGAACACTGGGTGTTCATCCACATGCAGGTGCCGCTATCATACGTGTTGACAGGTGTGATATGCTTCGAGCAAGCATGGTCGATAATGGAGAACGAGAGCAGTTGCCGCCCGGAGGCAGAGCACCGCTTCTGGAAGCTGCTGCAGCAGATAATGGTGGACAAGACAGCGAGACACTTTGACGTGAACCTCGACAAACTAAAAGACGAAGAAGATGGTAAAAATACTGATTGACAACGGCCACGGCGAGAACACCCCCGGCAAATGCAGCCCCGACAAGCGGCTGCGGGAATACGCCTACGCAAGAGAGATAGCACGGCGCGTGGAGAAATGCTTGAAGTGCAAGGGCTACGACGCACAGCGCATCGTGGAGGAAGAGACAGACATTCCCTTGTCGGTGCGCTGCAAGCGAGTGAACGACATCTGCAAGCAGGTGGGAACGAAGAACGTGCTATTAGTGAGCATACATAACAATGCGGCAGGAACCGACGGCAAATGGCATGAGGCGCGAGGCTTTTCTGCCCATGTAGGCATGAACGCATCGAGCAAGAGCAAGATGCTGGCGCAGTATCTGTGGAACGAAGCCATACAGCAGGGGCTGAAAGGCAACCGCAGTGTGCCAGCGGCACCATACATCGCGCAGAACCTTGCCATTTGCAGGGACACCGCTTGCCCGGCAGTGCTGACGGAGAACCTGTTTCAAGACAACAAGGAAGACGTGAAACTGCTGCTGAGCGAGGAGGGCAAGGAGAAAGTGACTGCCACTCATGTGAACGCTATTGTGGAATTTATCAAGGACTACTATGGGTAAGAAGATTATATTTTGGGGCATCTGGTTTTTAATATGGATGTTAGGTTGCGTTTCTTGGCATCGTTTCGTGGTAAAAACGATGCCAAGAGAAACGGACACGACAAAAGTAACGGTGATTGACACCATTCCATACTATAAGCCTGTGGCAAAGGACAGTGTGGTGGTGAGGTATGAGAGGGTGAAGCTGCCTACCAGTGACGATAAGCCTTACTATGCCTCACTAAGCCTCACTAAGCCTGTGGATAGTGTGGGCAGAGTTGCAGACAGCGTTACTGTTGAGCTACCCATCACACAGAAGCGGTATGGGGACAGCACCTACACGGCATGGGTGAGCGGCTACAATCCTACGCTTGACAGCATCTATACGTATCCACGGCATGAGACGGTGACCATCACGAACACGTTAAGGCAGAAGCCACGGCGTTGGGGACTGGGCGTGAGTGCCGGGTACGGCGTGACGGCTCATGGAGCGCAGCCGTATATAGGCATTGGCGTGCAGTATAACATCGTTTCGTTTGGCAAAAGAAGGTAAGCTATGGAAATAGAACTGAATGTAAAGAAGAATGAGGTACTGGAGGAGGTGGCAAAGACATCTGCCTACTCGGGCAGTAAAATGACCGAAGACGAGGGTGCCTACGAACGCATTTTCACAACCGATGCCGACCGAGAAATGCTTGAACGCTTCTGGAGTGAGAGTCAAGTGGCAGTGTGCGAGGCCATGAAGAAGTTCTTGGCAGACGAGGGGGAAACCGATGACGGCTACACGGTGAGTTTGGAGTTGTCGAAATCGTTTGACGATGTGCTACAAGGAAGCATGGAGAAAGAGCTGTTCAGCTTCTTTGTGATGAACATTACCGCCAAATGGTTTGCCTTTACCAACAAGAAAGAAGCAGGAGACTACGGCACGGCGGCACAGGAGCTACTTGTAGGTGTGAGGAAGAAAGCCTTGTATAAAAAACGACCTACACGCCCGACCTACACGCCTGGGCCAAGCATAACTCCACGCCCACCCATTATCAGCGAAGAAACAGAATTACAAACAAAAGAATAAACAACTATGGCAGAAAGCAAGAAGACACTCACTGTAACCTTAGAGGTGAAGGAGCTGATGTTTGACATCATGAACAAAGCCTATCTTACGGGCGAGGCACGCGAGGCGGCTGGCACAAACTACGAGGAAGCATCGAAGATGAAGGCAAGCGAGGACGAGGAGAATTCGTATCAGTTGCGCCGTTCGCTTGCCAATGCGTTCTCGACGCTAAAAAGTTTGCTCGGCGAATATCTGAACGAAGACACGGACACCACTGGCAACAAGCTACAGACAGCGATAGACACGGACGGACAGCTAACCTTGGAGTTCAAGCTGCCCAGCAATTTCAACAATGCGTCGGCAGACTCGCTGGGCAACGGCATACACGCCTACTTGGTGGACAACGCCTTGGCGGAATGGTTCACGATAACCAACAAGAACGATGCAAAGGACTATGTGGACCACGGAGCAGCGAGCCTTGAGGTTGTGAAACGTGCGCTATACAAGCGCAGTAGGCCGACACGTCCACAATACTAAAGCGGAGGGCGAGGCATGAATTGTTGTTGCGAAGACAAGAAGAATGTGAAACTGGTGTTCCGTAGAGAACAACTGCTTTACGACATAGGCAACTATGCCTTTGTAGAGGGAGACTTGCTGGGCGACGATGCCGAACACATAGCCCACCAAGTGAAGGACATCGTGGAAGACGGCAACGTGGACAGAGTAACGCGTGTGCTAAACCTCGCACATACGGAATGTGTGGAAATGCTTTATCCTTACACCAAGAAAGCACTTGGCGAAGATGAAGTAATGGATGACACGCTTGAAATACCAGACACATACGAGATAGAAATGACGGTGCCAGCAACATTCGCCCGGACAACGATGCAGTTGCTTGTGCAGTCGATACACGAATACATGGTGTGCCGTGTGTTGCAGGACTGGCTGAGCATGACGAGCGTGCAGAGTGCGCCTGTGTGGGACGACAAGCTGCAAAGGATAAAGCAGAAAATACAGTCGGCATTGCTCTCGAGGATGCGATATGTGAGACGGAAGCTGAAACCTTTTTGAGGGAGTGCTTACTAAGCCTTTCTACGCCTTTAATAAAGGAGGATGTGTTAAAGTGAAAATTAACATATCCTCCTTTATTATTGCGTCAGCGTGGGCGGTTGGTTAGCCGTGGTGTGTAGGAAGTTGTAAAACCATAGATGCGCTCGTCTTTCTGGAGATTGCAGACGAGGACAAGACGGAAATACTTGTAGGGTGTGCCACGGAAGCCGCGCAAGAAATGGTCGCGGCTGCTCCATACAACGTGCCATGAATAGAGATTGTTGGAGCCGTAAAGCAACTGCGACACATGACCTGTATGGAATGTGCCTCGCTGAATAATGGTGTCGATAGTCTTGTGCAAGTCGGGCTGACCAAACTTGAAAGGACGCGTTACAACAAGAGCCAAAGAGCCATCGGCAGAGGATGAAGAGAAATCGACAAGATTGCCGTGAGTGTCCATAGCAAGAGCGTCGGGATAAGAGTTAATATTGGACTGAATGTCGGAGCGCATCATACCCCATTGTCTGGAGTCGATGGAAAAGACATAGGCATAGCTGTAATTGGGGTTATATACAACAATGCGCTGGTGGGTGTAGTCGTAAATCATGCGACAATTGGCAAGAAACGTACGGAACGGGGCAACGGTTATTTTCTCCATTAACAACTTGTCGTCGGCTGGTGCCTGTCGGTTGTATTCGGTAAGCACAAAGTCGAAGCCCGGCAGCGATGAAAGGCTGAACGGCGAGTCGGTGTCGATAGTATCGGTGAGACACTGTGTAGTGGAACCGCTGATTTGCATGATGCCCCGGTCGGTGGCAAAGAGTACGGCAGAGTCGGTCTGCGTGATGCTTTTAGAATTGATGCAGACATCGCGCGTAACAGGCTGTTTGGCAGAATAAGTGCCAGTGCTGCTGACCTCCAACGCCCAAACACCCTCAGTGGTGAAAGCGTAGAGAGGGAACTGACCGAACTGTCCCTGCGAGAGAGCCTTGACAGCAGAACATATGCCCTTTATCTCGCCTGTACCCACGGAGTTGATGCCGAGGACGGGGAAATAGAAAGGATTGCCCACCTCGGAAGTGTAGATTTTATTTGGGACATCTATTGTGCGGTCGGAAATGCTCGATACGGTAGGAGTTGTACCTTTCTGTTCTGGATTGTCCCAACCTCCAAAATAGAATGAACCATTAAGGAAACCATGCTGCTCGAGCTGCACCTCGTATGGTGAACCAAAAACGTGCCACTTTACAATGACAGCCTTGTAGGCATTGACATTAGGATAGTATATGAACAACATTGGAGCATCATAGTTGCCCAATTGATATGCATCCCCTTTCACAATAATATCCCTGCCGTCCTGCTTGATGTAAATGTATATAGAATAGGCAGCCTTGTCGTCAAAGTATGTAGGGGTAATGTACTCATCATTCCAATTGCCGACATATCCATCTGTATAACAAAATACAGATGCCGCGTTATAGCCAGAAAACAACATTTTCTTTATGTTTGCAATATTGAGGCGAGAGTTATACGCGAAAGCATAGCGAGGAACAATTGTGTCGTGACTGTCATAATCATCTGTCATTACCTCGCGCGTGACGAGTGACTGAAGATAATCCTCTTCGATGTTGAGCAACGTGCGTGAAGTAGTCAGAGCCTCAATTTTTATACTCTCCAGCATATAGAATTGCGATGTGGACTTGATGTCCTCCTTTACAGCATCAACCGACCTACGAGGCAATATCAAACGTCCAGGAGGATATGTAAAATTTGTTGGGTCGAATGTGAACGCATATAGTTTGTTGAATGTGTGCTTTTGGTAACGTAGAGGGTATGTTGTGGTAGATGCTGCTTGATTGGTGTGCTTACACACACAATATGAGTCTATTTCAGAGGATGCAGCAAAACGTTCACATTTACCATTCTGGTCGTAGGTGTATATCGGTTTGGAACAGAATATGTCAACAGAGCGCACAATGTCCTTCCAGTTGGAAAGGTTGTTGATATACGATTGCTCGATAACTGCATAGTCCAATTTGTGAACCATTGCGACAACACGCATTGTAGCCTCCTTGTATGAGCCTTTTCCACGGATGTGGTTCCAGAAAACTTGTGGCGACAAGTCGGAAGATGCAATCATGAGAATGGGTGCAGAGTGCATCGTAAGCGAACCATCATAGAGACGATAAGCATAGCGAATGAAGAAAGGATAAATGAAGCGTCCTTTGTTAGTGCTTTCCTCTGCGATGAACTTATTCACCTTTGCCAGAACTTGGTCTGTAACCTTAGTCTTGTTATCATCGGAGAACTCCTTAAAAATGTCGCCTTCACTTATGCCATTGAAATTGATGGTGAATTCATCTGTGCGCACCAATTCGCCTTGCAAGCCAAATGCCAGCGGACACTCTGGTATCTTTGAGCCTAAGTAGAGATAGCCGATGGATCCACCTTTCCATAGATAATATTGCACACCTGTCTCAGTGAGGAATATAAGCGTATTTCCCACTGAGGTGACATTTATGCAGCCATTTACAACACCAATGTTTTCTCTCGTACCTGGAGTAGTCTTGTCAAACCATGTATATGATGTGCCATTCCGTGTGATATAATGCTCGTAACCAGAAGTCTTGTGAATAAACACTATCTCCTCGCCCTCGCCAAGTTTGAACTTGACAGCTGGAGCAAGAATAGGTTTCAAGGCTCCGTCCTCGGGAATGACACCGAGAGAGAGCGAGAGGTCGCCATCGGGACATTCGTAGTCGGCAGGGACGGCAGAAAAGCCATTGTATTTAGTTTCCTTAATCATGATAAGCGTGAGTTATGAGTGATACATAAGTAGTGTCGCAGATAGTGCGCACCTCTCCAGCGGCAATGCGCAAGCATCCGTCGGCATGGCAAGCACGTCTGACGGCTGCATACAGTCGGCGCGAATAAGCACGAAAGTGCCTCCCCTTCTTGTTGGAGGGGAAGCACTGTGCCTCGAAGCGTCCGCCGAGTGGCGAACGGTTGCGAACGTAGATGTAGTATTCGTAGCCATCGAACTTGATGTCGATGGTATCTCCAGACTGTAGTGAGAGCAGCCTTGAAAGCCGCGCCGAGATGTCGATGCGTCCGTTGGGGAAGAACGAGATATCGGCGCGGCGATTGTTACCGATGAGACTTTGCATAGGCCCTGGGAGGTATTAAGAGATAATAGACACGCCCATCGGGTGTGCGACATAGCGACACGGACAGCTTGCAACGTGCCGCATGAGGCAGACCGAGGTCGTAGAAGATGCGACCGACGGAGGGGCAAAGCGTCTCGAAGCCGACACAATGGTAGCGGTCGTTATACTGTATGTCGCAGAGCTGCGTAGGCTCGTCAATAGGTGGCGAGACCATGAACCCGAACGAGTGCTTGTCGGGTACACGGAACACGAACACCTGTGCAGCAGCACCCTCTGCGGCACGCTTCTGCATATCGCGGAAGAGCAGCCGTGAGAGAGTGACAGAGTTATCGGCAGGGTCGAGAATGACATAATGTCGGAGCGACAACAACCATGCCTGTATTTTGCGAAATAGATGCTTCATGTGGGCGAAGTTAGGAATTAGTGATGAAACGAGCGGTTTAACTATTAATACTCGTGGCGTGAGCGGAATGAGATAGTCTCGATGTAGGTGAACGAGAGCGTCTGCATCAGTTCATTGCGATGCTTGAGGGCTTCGTCCTTGGTGCGGAATATGAAAGAGCAAATCTCCTGTTTGTCGGTGCCGCGAGTGCCAACGACATTGGCGTAATACTTGCGGCCGAAAAGGAACGCAAATATTTCTGTAAGTGGTGTTGTGTACATTGTCTTGTGATTTAGAGTGTTGTACCAACAGCGAGAAGAGGCAGCAGCATTTTGAACTGCTCTACATCCTTATTACCTTCCAACACTTTTTCCGGAACGATGACATAACCTTTATCCGCAATGCGGTCAAGAGCCTTGGTCGTCTCATCAATTTCCTCCTCCCTTGCGCCTCCGATAGTCATAAGGGAAATGGCCCTGTTGATGTCTCTCTTGCTCATGGAGAAGCAAGTCATTGCAACTTGACCCTCCTGCAACTCGTTGTAAGCTCGCTCGAACACATCCTTTGGCGACCAAGAGTCGTAGGTGGAGCCGTCGGGGTTGGTGTACTGGACATGGTAGCCGTCGCGCCATTCATGGCTGTCGGTGTTCTGACGGGCGAAGCCCTTTTCTACTGCGGCCTGTTCGTTCATCGGTTCGGCCATGACCTTTTTAATTCCAAGATACTGTTTCATAATTGTTTTTTGTTTTCAAGTTTATTTCTAAGTTTAATGTCGTAATACAGATTGACAAGAAATCGCTCTAAGTTCCAACGTTCTTGCAACACTCCATGAAAGCGGTACTTTTGGTGGCATATTGGACACTCACAGACTTTCATAAGCCCCCAAGGAGTATCACACCACCCGATGTATATTTTGTTGCCATCATCAAGACCACCATCGTCGTCATTAGGGCATTGCAGGGTGTTGCTATAGGGAATTGACTCCCAGTTGCTTATTTTCATAGCAAGAAGCTTTGCTGTTATTGGGTCTTCTTCCATAAGTTTTACTTATTGAGTATTTGCATGATGTTGTCGTAGGAAGACTGCTTGTACTGCTGCTCAAACTTGCAAAGGTTATCTCGCATATCATCGTTTATGCAGTCTCCCCAGTAACCTGTTATGCGAGAATACATAAGGTCGTAGGTTTCTTGGATACACAGCTTGATTAGCCTCTGCTGCTTAATATTCTTACGGAAAGAAAACAGCGAGTAGAAAATACGCTTAATTATTCTGCGTGTCTTATTCTCCTTTTGCATCACCATAGGTGGAAAATGCGCGTTTCTTAATCCTGCTTTTACAATTCTGTTGTATTCGGATACGCTTATTGTTATTGTGGGTTCTTTCATTGTTATCTCCTTTCATCAATTCGGGGTTGTCGTAGATGTTGCCAACGATTTCGATGTCTTCGTTACGCCAGTATAATGTAACTACAGGCTCATGGAACCTAAAGTTATCCTCGATAGTAGTAAGCATAGGACATGGGGTATCCTCTAAATCTGCGACATACCCTATTGTTTTTCCATTGCTCGCAATGATGTCGCCCAGAAAAATTTCCTTATGATTTTTGTCGTACATGCCCAAGTTCATGCCCAGCGTATGTTCGTCAACACTGGTGGCAGAGTCTTCGTCCGCAGACCAGTCCTCTATAATATGTGGTTCGCTGCGTTGTGAACCCGTCCATACGAGGTCGCCATAGAGCCAGCGTCCAGAGCCGATGGCCTTTGCTCGAAATTTAATGTCTCTCATTGTTTTGTCGTTTTCAGTTCTTTGATAAGAGCATCAGCAAAACAGACAGCAGATTTTGCTATTTCGTCTGGTGGAAGAGAGTCATTCCAAGCCGTTCTTTTGTCTTCTCTGTTCGATAGATAAACAGCAGACATCATTTCTTTGGCTATCTCGTAACGGCGTTGTTCCCAAACGGAGTTCCAGTCGTAATCTGTCCCCGACATGAGGATTGTTCGGGATTGGGCAGACAGGATTTCCTCTTTGAGCAAGGCTTCATAAGTCAATGGTTCGACACCTAACTCATTGTTCTCTTCAGAAAGAGCAAGGCATCTTTCTCGTTTGAATTTTTCAATGTCAGCCTTGAAAGGGATTATTACTTGCAGTTCGGATAACAAGCCTGCCGTGTAGTTGATACGGTCTTTCAAGATGACTGCACGCAGCATCTTGTCAAATAGTTCTTTGCTTATACTCATGTTTGATGTATTTATGATGTTGATACTTGTATTTTGGCGGCAGCATGTGGAGCGTGCCGTTGACGGTGTAGAAGAATGGGAAATGTGGGTTGGTGTTGAGCATATTATTGTGATGTACGGAAAGAGGGTTCGTTGCCGAAGTCGATGATAAGCATCATTTCGCGGAAGCGGTCGGCAATGCGTTCGTCGTAGTAGTCCTTAATCTCGGACGGTGCGAGGTTGGACGTGGCGAGCGTGGTGAGCTGTAGGTCGTAGCGGTAGGACAGAATGTCCTTGGCAGCGGTGACGAACTCGCCATAGTTGAGGCTTTCGGCAGGTTCGACACCGAGGTCGTCGATGGCAAGCAACTCGATGTCGCGCAGATGCAGATAGCGTGATACATCTTCGCGGTTGTCTCGCGTGGGAGAGGTGTAAGCTTTGGCAAGGCGCACAAGTTCCTTGGCAGATATTATCTCGAAACCGGGACGGAACGGAAGGTAACGGTCGTCGGACGATGATGTCTCGTCGCTACGCAGCCAGAAGACAAGCGACTGCAAGGCACGGATGATAGTGGTCTTGCCGTTGCCACGATTGCCGCATAAGAAGAGGCCAAACGAAGAGTCGGAACCTGTGAGCCAACGTGCAATGTCCCAAAGGTGACGCTTGTAGCCGTCGTCGGCACGAAACGTGCGGAAACGACTCTGCACCTCGGTGCAACATGACGCATAGAGCATGGTATAGACCTGCTCGGGAGTGTATGGCAGTCTAAAACGAGGAGCCATAGTCCTTTTTTTGCGCTGCATCAGCTGAGAGAACACTTCCCGAACGCTTAGCGTTGTGTCTTTGCTTATCTGCTTCATTGGTAGTCTTTGAGGTTATGATGCGAAGCCATGAATTGAAATGGTACTTGGCATCCTTGATTGAGTCGTGTCGGTCCTTACCGTTGGCGAGGCACTCGGCGCGGAACTCGTCGAGGCGCAGCCGGAGGTGCTGAATGTCGGTGTGGTGGAGACATTGCAGTGTGTCGAGCCATGTAGTGTCGGACTTGAGTAGTTCAATCTCCTCGTCGAGAGTGAGATTGCCGAGAGAGGGAGAAGCGGTGTCGCTGTTATCGTTGGTCGGTAAGCCTTTCTGAGCCTTACTGGGCCTTTCTGAACCTTGGCGAGGCTCTGTCTGCTTAGGCTGAGGCTTGACTGTCTTGCGCGCACTCTTCTTTTTGGTTTCTGACTGCTTCGTTTTTTTGCTGGAAGCAGCTTTGCATATAGGGTTGTCGGTAGCTGTGAGCAGGTTGTATTCATCGATGCCGCAGATGCGCTTAGACTGTAAGCAGATACGCTGGTAACGTTGTTGAATGCCTTTGGACGTGAGCACCTGTTCTGTGTCGAACAGAGTCTTGGAGAACAACCCGAGTAACAGGCAGGTATTGACGACCTCGGATATATACACCTCTTCAAATCCCGTGAGTTCCGAGCAGATGAAAGGCAACTCCTTATCCCACCGCATGTAGTACCCTTCCTTGTAGATACAACAGAGCAGGAGAGCATATACCGTAACGGCCTTGCCACCTTGATACTTGATTAGTTTGCGAATTTTTAGGTCTTGGAAAATATCTATGTCCATTGGGAAATAGTCAAGACGCTTTTTTGCATTTCGTCCCATAAGGTCAGTTGTCATAAAACGTTATTGATGTATTGAAACTTGAAGTGATGAACAAATCACCTCAAAAGAAGGTTGTAACCCATCGCTTCG